TCCGCTAACGCCAGTTTCGTCCATGCCCACTTTGATGGCCTCGATTCCGCCAATTCGTTTTCCGCTGCCGCGCATTGTACTGCTGAGAATATTCTGTGCTGGCGCTTGTCCTTGTATTTTCTCCCTCGGAGTGGCTGAATAGGGCTTGTTTCCATTGGTTTGCGTTCATGGAATTCTTTCTTAGTTGGGAGAGGGGACTTCTTATTGAGAACTATTCCTATCTGACATAAGATACATTATCGGCTAAAAAAACGATTTTAGGATAATGCTTGTTTCGCTTCCTCCTAGAAGAGCTCGTTTTGTATTGGTTTGCTGAGTCGTGCGTGGATCAGCTTGATATAGTCGGAATCGAGTTCGCTTGCCGTGCATTGCATGTGTTCGAGCAGACATGCCTCCAATGTGGTGCCGCTTCCGGCGAACGGCTCCAGCACGAGACCATCCGCCGGGGTGACGAGACGGACAAGCCAGCGCATGAGTTCGACCGGTTTGACTGTCGGATGCAGGATGCCGTCGACTTTCGGCCGCTCAGCCGATGAGGCTTTCGGACAATACCTGAAAACCGGGTAGAATCGACTCGCGCCGCCCATATCGTCATATTCGGCACCGGTATGGGTCATGCCCCAGCCGTCACCGGGTTTCGTGCTTGCGCGTGGCTTCCCCTTGCGACTGACGGTGACGCCGGACTGCCGGTCAAGTTCCTTGGCCGTGGACTGGTCGAACAGCATGTTCGGCGTGAAACGGGCGGCAGCCGTGTAGTCGGTGCGATTCGCTTTGTCCGCACCATATACATGGTTGTCTCTCGGCCCGGAGCCGAACCGTCCATGCTGGTTCTTGCCCTTCGACTCCGCCTCGTCCGCCGTGTTGCGGAATGGGACGCGGCATGCGTCGATATGCAGTGCGCCTGTCCCGTGTCCGAGCAGATTGTGGGCGAGATTCCCGTCCAACGGCTTGCGGGCCAGACAGATGGGTTCGTGCGCGGGCTTCAGCTGGCTGTACCAGCCTTTGAACGGTTTCGTCGTCTCGGATCGCGTCGGCTCCACATCCTCGCGGCGTTCCCGGTCGATCATGAGCGTCGCATCCGAACCGTGTGGCATGCCGGACGCGTACACCCAGTCGATCTGGTCGCGGATTTCGAAGCCCGCATCCTCGATCGCGCAGGCGAGCCGATGGTACATGCGGCTCGCGCCGAACGCCGCCACATGCCCGCCCGGCTTCAGGACGCGCAGGATGCCGCACCACAGGTCCACGTCGAACGCGATGCCTGTGGAATCGAAGCTGCGGTTCATGAAACCGATCTCATACGGCGGGTCGGTGACGACGGAATCCACGCTGTTGTCCGGTAAGGAGGCGATGAGCCGGCGACAATCCCCCTTGTATAGGCGGAGGTTGTCGCCCAGATCTTCCAGCTCGATCAATGTCGGAACCGTTTAGAATTCCGGGTCGGTGCCGTCGCCGTTCGGATCCGTGCTGGCTGGCGTGGTCGTAGCCCACGGATCCATTGCGGGCTGTGAGGGTGCTGCAGGTTGCGCCGGTGTCTGTGCGGGAGCCTGTTGGCTGTAACCCTGCTGCTGGTAGTTGTTGTATGCGCCTTGCTGATAACCGTTGTTCGGCTGCTGGTATCCGCCGCCGTAATTGTTCTGCCGGTAGCCGTTGCCGTTGGACTGTTGGCCGCTGGTCTTCTGAAATTGCGTGACGCCGAACCGGAGGCTGACACCCAAATCGGTGACGATCATTTCAAGATTGCTACGCTGTTGGCCGGTGGTCTTGTCCGTCCAATTGTTGGTTTTCATGTAACCGGTGGCTACCACGCGCATGCCCTTATAGCAGGAGCGCATGATGTTCTGGGCGAGGTCTCCGAATGCTGCGCATCGCATGAATACGGCATCCCCATCCACGGTCTGCCCGTTACGGTCACGTCGACGCGTATTGTGCGCGATGGTGAAAGTGACCGTATCTCCCCTCTGCTCGGGGTTTGCTGTGATATTGCCTACGAGTGTGAGTGTCGGCTCTCCTGCCATGGGTTCCTGGTCTCCTTATTTTTTCTATGTGAACATATTCAGTATAACAAGCATATACGAAGAAAAGGCATGTCGGATAAGCATCAGGACAGAGGAGAAAAAACCTGACACCAATCCGACATACCCCTTTTAGCAGGATGGGCTCACTCCACTACGGCGGAATGAGCCCATCAAGGTTTCTATCCGATCAGCGTGACCGTCTTACAGGCGGATACGCTTCCTCGAACCAGCCAGAGCGAGAGCGATACCAGCTCCGGCGAGGACCCCGGCCCACAGGAGCATCGGGGTGCCGACACCGGTGGAGGCGAGACCCTTCTCCTTGACGAGCACAGTCTCGTTCGACTTGCGCGCGTCACCGTAGGAGATAAGCTTGCCCGTCTGGTCGTACACCTTCTCACGCCAGTAGTAGGTGCCGGTTTCATGCACGGTCACGGTCGGCGAGTGGGCGCCGTCCTTCGCGTCGACCTTGCCGGTGACGGTGATGAGCACGTCTCCCGACTGGTCGCCGTTGGCCTGCTTCCACAGTTCGAATTCGGCCTTGGCCGCCTGCTCGCAGTTCTTGAGCAGGAGCTCGTCGTGCAGGTCGGCCCTGCCGTTCTCCATCGTGACCTCACCCTGGCTCCTGGTGGACACCTCGCACTTCGGTGTTTCAGGCTTCCGGACGCGCACGATCTCGGATGCGAGTCCGAAAGCGTGCTGCACCTTGCCGTGGGTGAGCTGACGCCATGCGAGGGCGGTGAGCGGATTGTGGTTCTGGTCGCCGGTCAGGCTTGGGGTCATGGTCCAATGCCAAGCGTAGGTGCCCGATTCGGTCAGGGTGAACGAGTCGGTCGTGTAGGTGCCGAACTTGGTGACGTCCTTGATGTCGGTTTCGTGGACCTTCACCGCGTTTTCGGGCACGGTGTCGGTTTCCTCGATCGCGGCGGACGGGTCGTCACTCACCTTGTAGAGGACGCCGTGGAAGTCGAGGCTCAGCGGGGTGCCCTTCGGGGTCTCGCCTTCGGTGACGTTGGTCTCCGGGTAGGTGGGCCACACGTCCTTTTCGTTGGTCTTGGCGACGACGAGCTTGTCGATGGTGGTCTCCCCCGCCTTGACTTCCTTGCTGGACACTGTGGAGTCGAGCTTCGGGGTGAGGCGGAACATGACGGTCTCATCCGCGGTGAACGGAGCCTCATGAACATCCTTGGCGAACGGATAATCGTCGGACGGTTTGATACCGGTCTGGCTTTCCGTGTCCTGATCCTTGTTCGCGATGTCGAACACGAACGTGGCGTATCCGGATGGCAGGTTCGTCAGATCCACACCATCCTCGGCCTTCCATTGGGTGACAGGCTTGTCCTCGTCACTGCTGGAAATCAGGTAGTCGCCGGCCTTGTTCGTGGTGAACGTCGCGGTGGCGAGCTTCACAGCCTGCTTGGGCAGTTCGACGGTCTTGCCTGCGGCGGTATCCTTCTGAGCCTGTTCGGCCTGTTCGCGGGTCATACCACCGTAGATGGCGCCATTCACGGTAAGCGTGATCTGGTTGTCTTCCGTTTCCTTGCCTTCGCCCTGACCGTCCTTGGTGTGCAGCCAGTCCTGGGTGTCGACCTTGCCGTCACCGTTCACGTCGGTCACGTTGAGCGTGACCTTATCGCGGATGACGCCGCCCTTTTCAAGGTAGACGACATCGGTCCTGTCGGACGCGGCCGCGGAGCCGATTTGCACGCTCGGACGTTCGGTGCCATCGGCGCCGGTCACCGTGCTCTGATCGTTCTTGTAAGCGTCGCTCACACTCGACTTGATGGTCGGCTGCATGTTGCGCACGTGCTGAGTGGTTTCCGCTTCGAGCACGTTGTCAGACCAGTCGTAGTCCGTGGACAGGTACTGCTTCATGTTGGCGTCCTGCATGTCGGGCGTGATCTGCCACACCCACGTGTACCAGCCGGTGTCCGGCAGGCTCGACGGGGTGGCTCCCGGGTGCGTCTTCATGAAGTCGGGGTCCATGGTGATGGAGGCGGCGTCCACATGATTGGTGGTGCCATCCTTGTCGCCGGTGACGGTCGCGGTCGCGGCCTTCACCCCATCCTTGACGGTCGTCTGGCCTTCGACCGGCTTCTTCGCGAAGTAGTAGAGGGTGCCGGTGCTCTTGATGGTCGCGCCTTCAATCCAGTCGCCGCCCGTCGGGTCCACATGCCAGGTCAGATCATCCTCGGGCGCATGCCCGTATTCGATGCGATGGTCCGACTGGTCGGACTGGATGGTCGGCTTGAAGTTGTTCCGCACCTCGAACTGGATGTTCTTCGACACGGTCTGGGGGTCGGTCGGGCCCATCAGATCCTGGTTCGGGGAATTCAGCCTGATGGCCTGCGGATTCTTGTAGGTAAGTTTATAAGTAACTTTGCCGTTGCCGGTCGCTGTCCAGGCGATGTCCTGCTTCTTGTTGGTAGTGGTTCCCGTGATGTCGGTCGAGTTGTTCTGGTCGAACACGGCCGGGCCGTTCAGGGTCACGGTGTACTGGAGTCCGGACACGTACTGGCCGTTCTCGTTCATAATGCTCGGGGTGACTAGGCCTTTGCGTTGGCCGATCGTGTACTGGTGTTTCATGTCGAGGTTCGTGGGCGTGCCGTTGACCGCCTCAGTCCACAGGCTGTTCATTTTGGCCTTGTACGTGTCCCAGCTGGTGCCGTCCTTCCAGCCGAGCTGGTGGATGCCCGACAGGTATTCGTCGCCCATCTGGTCGAGCTTCTGGTGGATCAGGCCCGCGATCGCGGCCTGCGTGAGATCGTCCCTGTCATTGTTGTACTTGTTGGTCAGCCAGGCGAGCTTCTGCGCGTCCGGCTTGGTCCCCTCGTCGGTCCAATCGCCCCACGTGCCCGACGTGCCCGTGTAGAGCACGTCGGCCTGGATGCAGTACGCATTCTTCCCGTTGACCTTGTCGACCACGCCGAGCGACTGCTCCATGTTCGGATAGGAGGCCCCGTTGCTGAACGTGAGCGTGCCCAGGTTCGCCCACAGGCCCGGGTTGTCGTTCTGAATGGAGCGTTCAAACGGGTCACGCATGTCGGCCGCGTCCGCCGTGCCCGCCGCGAGCATGCCCGCCGCCAAAGTGGCGACGGCCGCACTGGCCGCCGCGATCGTGCGGATCACATGTCGGATTGTGGAACCGCGAGTGGGATTGTTGTTTCTCCCCATATCGTCTCCTCTGATAGGAAGGATATTTTGTCGCCAGTGATGGTCACTGGACTCTTGCGGTTTTTACCATAACGTCAAATCTTGTAATTAACCGGTTTTTATTGAAATTGACCGATATTTTTTGTGAGCGGCCACCTTACCGTTGCGCTTGCAAGCTCATACCATTGGGTGCAGCCTGAGATTGTCCACGAAACAAGGCCTGATCGGCGACCATGTATTGGAGACACGGTTCAGCCTGACAGTCAACGACATAGTATAAGGAAAGACAAATGAATGAGAAAGAAGAACCTATGAACATGAACGTCACGCCACCGGTTGAGCCGGTGACGGAATTCGAAGTCCCCCTGCCTCCGGATCGTAAGCGTCCGAAGTGGCTGGTTCCGTTGATTGCGGGGGGTACTGCCGTCGTTGTTTTGGCGGCTGTCGGCACCGGTGGATACCTGTATTGGAACCATAATCAGTTGACGGCGGCGTCCGGGGAATGCGCCACCTCATACGACAAGGCGGTGAAGGCGCAGAAGAAGCTGACGGAGTATCTGAAGTCGGATGCGATGAAGGCCGCGATCACGGTCCGGGATTCGCAGGTCGAGGACGCGAAGACGGTCGCCGTGTTGGCGTCGACCGTGAAGGCCGCTGAGAAGACGAAGACGACCATTCCGGAATGCCCGTCCGGGAGCCTGACCGATATCAAGGCGATGACGAAGGAGATCGACGGTCTTGCGACCGCATATTCCAGGACCGTGAGCGAGGTCAAGGGCAAGGCCGAGGCCGTGAACGGTTCGAAGCTCGACAGGATCATCGCCGACGCGACCAAGGTCCTGGATGATTCGAAGGGCAGGGTGCAGGACGACAAGGTTCGCACCGCATTGGAGAATGCCATCAAGACGAAGGACGAGAAGGCCATCTCGGATGCGGTGAAGGCGGTCAACGACTCCATCAAAGCGAAATCCGACGCCGACGCGAAAGCCAAGGCCGAAAAGGAGAAGCAGACGGCAAGCCAATCCCAGGCCTCGGATAATGGTGGTAATCCCGCAGGTGATACGACCAGCGGCTACACCGGATACACGGGCGGCGGATACACGCAATCCCAGGGCGGCGGATACACGTACACTCCTCAGCAGCCCACAGGTGGTTCGACCGGCGGCGGCTATACGCCAACACCCCAGCCGACACCGCAGCAGCCCTCCCAGGGCGGAAACAGTGGATCCGGTGTCTCTTCTCCTTGGGACACGGGCGGAGATGTCTCATTCTGCGGTGTACTTGGAAGCGATCCTGTGCCCTGCTGATTCTTTTCCTTCCTGTTTCCTTTTCGGATGGGGTGGCGCTTCCCGTCTTCGCGGAATGCGCCACCCCTTTCACTTTTCCATGGCCCGGCCATGCCACCCCCGTCTGTGAACCTCCCCGACCTTACGGTCGGGGAGGTTCACTATCTTAGGACTTTAGGGGCTTCTCTTTGCCTTTGACTGGTTCGATGGGGGTCATGGGTATTTTTTGGAAAATCAGTAAATGGTATAACCGATACCAGTTCCTCATGTGGGCTGCAGGAATACTGACCGCAGTGGCCGCTCCCCTGATCGGCTACGCCACCTATTTTCTCGGTGTGGGCAACCGGCGTGCGGAACTGTTGTCGGACAGTCCCGAATACGCGAACGACATGACAGCGGCGAATGTCATCCAATGGCTGACCGGCCAAGCACACAGCTACGGTCGAATCCTCGGCATCATCGCCATCATCGGCACACTGCTCATCATCTTCTGCATCACATTCACCATCATCGACTGGATCGGCCAAAGAACCGAAATCAGCGGCACCGACCAATCCAGCGAAATACAGGAAAAAGGCCGGCGCAAAGCCGAGACCGAAGAACAATACGATGACTACGGGCAGCCAGCAGAATACTGATCACGCGCCTTGCCAGTGGTCTGCCGGTCGGCTCCGACCTCGAATACGCCGACGAAATCACCCTCGGCCGAGCCCTAGCCGGTCGTAGCGAAGCCTGATTGTGGTTTAAACGCTTCGGCGTTCAAATTGCGTTTCCATATCTTCGTGGCTCATTATGTCTAGAACGGTTTCGCGCGGCAATTTCGATATGAGTGCCTGAGCTTCTGCGAAAGCCTCTAGCTTCGCGCGTTTGTGAGAGTTGTCCTTAATGTCTGCATCGTGTTCCGCTGTCTTCGATTTCGTGACGCTCATTGCTTTGTCCTTTTAGTCAATCCGCGGACTTCCATATGATGTCAGCAGCCCCGTCATCCTGTTTCTGCCAGCGACTTATTCCATTCAGATCTATTTCCGTCCATTCGCCGGTCGGCTCCGACTTAGCTCCACCGAACAGACTATCCATACAGGGTTATCAGAAATGAGGTGGTTACGGTTCCTGCCGTAATCCCGGGTGCATCCGTTCCCGTTGGTGTGCGGGGATGTTCCGGTTCCTTTTATCTCTGATAGTCGCCGTCGACGGGCTGTGCCATTCCAGTGGAGTGGTCCTGGCCCGTAGGGAGTCCGGCCCCTTGCCGGTTCCTGACGTTTTTCTGTCCAAGAGTGTTCTGACGCGCGTGTCCGGTGCCATGGTTTTGCGTGGTGGTCGTTTCGGTGTTGCCCTGCCTTTGCGTGGCGTGGGTTGGACCTTGTGGCCGAGGTAGCGTGCGCCGCGTTTGGCGATGTTGATGGCCGACCCATGGTCGCGTGGGATGGTGCGCTTGCAGTCGGCGCACTGGTATCGGCGGGATTTGCCCACGTCGTTGACGGTCCCGCACCAGGGGCATGTGTCGGACGTGTGCGCCGGGTTGACCTGGACCACGCGTCGGCCGGTCTTGTCCGCGACGTGCTCCAGTTTCCTGAGTTGGCTGCCGTGCCGGAACTCGTGGCGTCCAGCCGCGTCGAACGGGGACAGTTTCTCCACTGCTATCAGCTCGCCTGGTTTCGCGTGATCGGTGATGTCGTGCGCGTACCGCCAGTCCAGGAGTTCCTTGACCCGGTACGTCTTGTCCCTCAATGCGAGCGACTGCTCGTACAGGCGCTTCCACTTGGGGTGCGCGTCCACCTGGACGGGGTCGTCCGGGTCGTGCGGCCGCTGCCAGGGCATGAGCCTGTCGAGCTTCCTCAGACACCGCTGGTATTGGACGTGTAGTCTCTCCAACGTCTCCTGCTGGCGGCGCGTGTCCACGCCGGCGACGAGCTCGCGGCTCACGTTGCCCGTGTAGGAGAGGCGGGCGCCGCTGATGCCGCCATGCCAGTCGGCGTTCAGGTCGAAGCCGACGACATGACCCACCTGGTTCACATCGTTTTTCCTGGGCTTGGGCTCGAACGCCACGAGGTCCCAGGTCACGCATTCGCCGTTCCACCGCAACGTGGGGCGGGACACTCTCGTCAGGTCCGGATGCAGGCGCATCACGTGCGGCGCGTGGATCTCCAGGTCCACGAACCTGTCGTAGACAGCCACCCGCTCGTACCGGATGACGCCCCGCCCACGATCAATGACACCTTTGCCGCAGGAGTTGTTGTTCGACTGGTCGTAGGGGAAGCGCGTGTGCTCCACCGTCGGCAACGCGGGGTGTTTGCCGCTGTCGAGCACGTTCGTGAACAGCTGACGGTCGATGTCCTCGCCCATCAGGGCGAGCACGTTGTCGTAGGTGGCTTTCTGCCAGCCTATGGAGTCGATGGCGGTGGCGATGTCCTCGCGCGCCCGCCACGCGAGCAGTAGACGGGCGGCTTCGCACTGGTTGACGCGATTCTGATGGGACAGGTTCCTGAACTTGGACGGCAGACCCGTCAAAGCGATGTTCTTCCTCGCCCACTCGTTCCCGCGCCCGGCGTTCCCGCTTCGGTTCAGGCCACGGTTCCGTGGGTCCTGGACCATCCGGTTCTGGCATTGGCGGCAATGGTCCAGGTGCAGCCAAAGAAGCGTCTCGGCTTCCACCGGGTCGATGGGGTTCCCGGTCCGATGGTCGTACAGCCGGTAGTCCCTGAGGTCGGGGATGCCGCAGGCGATCTCACTTGCCTTCATGCTCCCGCTCCTCTAACCGCTTCCTCGCGCGGTCGAGCAGCAGCTTCTCGTGCTCGATGCTGCGCAGCTTGTAGAACCGGCCGGAGAAGGAGGCGAGCAAGGCCATGAAATCGTCCATGAGCTCATCCATCATACCCTTCTCGCGTTCTCCATCCAACACGATCAGATTCACGCCGAGGAACGCGAGATGCCGTTGCAGGTAGGCGGCGCCGAACCGGCTCAACCGGTCCCTGGCGGTCACCGCCACACGGTCGAACTTCCCCTCCTCCGCATCATCCAACAGGCAGGCCAGTCCCTTGCGGTTCTCATTCAAACCGGACGCGCGGTCGCGATACACTTTCGCCGGCGCGCCGTACGCCCGTTCCAACCGTTCCTCCTGCGTGCGCATCCGGGCCGCATTGCCCTCGCTGTCGCGCACATAGAACACGAGCACCCCTTCGGCGGGCTCCCTGCCTTGCGCTTGGGCTGCGAAACGGTCGATTTCCTTCGGGTCGTACACCTTCTGCCCACCGGGAGACAGGGAATACTTGATCTTCCCCTGGGCCACGAGGGTCTTGAACGTGGTGGTCGACACATGCAACCTGTTCGCGGCCTCCGCCCGACGAAGATACGTACGCATAACAAACCACCTCCCGATCTAAAACACATTATAGCCTCAATCGCCCACAAACACAACTACAGCAGATAAGGCTCAGACCACGGTGGACGCTCTCCAGAATTCCTCCAGGGTGTGTCCACCGAGTCGTATCTGGCGTCGTTTGGTGTTCCAGTGGATGATGTAGTCGTCGAGCTCGGCCTTGAACCGCTCGTACGAGTCGAATTCGCGGTCGCGGTAGAACTCGTCCTTGAGATGGCCGAACACCTGTTCGGTGGCGGCGTTGTCCAGGCAGTTGCCCTTGCGGCTCATCGACTGTCGTATGCCCAGTTCCCCGAGCCGTTCGCGCCACCACGGGTGCCGGTACTGCCATCCCATGTCCGAGTGCAATACGGGGCTTGCGCCGGCGGGCAGCTTGGGCGCGAGCATGCGCATGGAGGCGTTGCCGGATTCGAAGTGGAAGCGGACGAGCCCATGACCCGCGAGCCGGTCGATTTCCAGCAGATTGTCGGCATCCTCGGCACGGCAGTATTCGCTTGTATCGTTCTTCGCCCGTTCGCGCAGATGTTCGGGCAGATATTGGTTGGCGAGAATATCGCGGCGTAGTTCGTCGCTGTCGGTGAATTCCATCGGCTACCCTTTCGAATGTTTCGCGCCCGGCTTCCATACCGGTGTCCCTGGATTCACCGGGGAAACAATCATCCCTTGGTTATCGCGCAGTTCGACGTTTGCCCCGTCGATGCCCAGCGTGCCTTCGACGCGCCGCCCGTTCCGCTTCCATGAAACCCGGTAGGATCCTTTGATTCGGGGGAAACCGGACAACGGGTCCATATATCCGGGTTCGGCGATCGCGAGACCATCGAGATTCCACACGTCGCCCACATACTCGTCCATGGTCTTCGGCTTCGGGCCTCGGGGGTTCCAGTTCTCGGCCGGGGACATGAGCGCGAGGGCGACGAACAGCAGCAGCACCGATGCGCCGACGAGCCTGCCCTCGTCCATCGTGAGATTAGGAAAGCCGTTCCGTGCCATCACCAGGCAATAGGCATACGCCATGAGCAGAATGTCCGCGAGGAAGGCATACCAACCGAGAGCATTCAGGACCCTCAACAGCAATGGCATCCGCGAATGGTCCACCGCCTGAGCGTATTCGACAAGCTCCATCAGCTGAACCTCCAATGCAGTTCGTGCTGGTTTCGCTGGCCGATGAGCCGTACCTTGACTTCGATTATCCTAGTTTCCATGTCTTGGGTTTTCCTCTCTACGAGATTGCTAATGCCGGATTTTCTTGTCACCAGCTGCCGGTTGCTCCGCTGCCAGTGGATGTGCCTCCGCCGAATGATGAAGAGCTGTCGAAGGATGGTGATGGGCCCGTATAAGGCCAGGAGTCATCGTTGATGGAATCATTTTCGGAGGAACGATCGTGCTCCTGTCTGTCCGGTCTCGATGCAAGCGCGACGGCTTGGGTGAGGATTATCGCGTCCCGAGCATCGAATCCACGAGAGGGTGCGGCTTCTGCAATATAGGATGGGCCAAGCGGTGCTCGGCCGGTGTCCGGCTCGGAATGGTCCCGCTGCGCGTTGTCTAGTTCGGAATAATCCGTTTGTTCACTCTTGTCATCTGACTGCAATCCCCATATCAGCAAGAGCACCGAGCCGACCACAACAATCACCACGCCGAGAACCCCGGTCCATGCCGGCATTGGTGCGGGGGTTGTAGCCGACGTTGATGCGGATGAAATCTCGGGCATGTCTTGCACTGTTGAAGCGATATTGTCCAGGACTTTGCTGATGCCGGCGTTCCAGTATGATTTCTTATAGTCCGCATGCCCGGAGTTGATGATGCTCTCGCACGTGGATTGGTTGAATGTCTGTCCAATCCCCGTGCCGACGGTTAGCCGGTCCTTATGGTCCTTGATGGACAGCAGGTATACGAGGCCTGTGTTCTTGCCTTTCATGCCGGGTTTGTACCGGTCGAACAGTTCCTTCGCCTTCCGTTCGATGGGCACACCATCCAAAGTGGAGACGGTGACGACGAGCAGCTGCGGCTTGTCCTCACGTGACTCCCACGACTTATTCAGGTCGTAAACATGTTTTTCAGTTTCAGCGCTGAGTACGTTCGCCTGATCCTGCACGAAGATATTGCCAGCAGAATCGTTCTTCGGAACATACGTATCATCGGTTGCGGCCAATGCCGGCATGGAAATGCCGGCCATGATGAACAGTGTGGCGATGGCCGCGATGATTCCGTTAACCAGTTTGCCCATCAGGTTTCCCCTCGATATGCCTCTTGTTCCAAAACCCGCAGAAAATCTCATATAGCCACCACCTGTGGTCTCTCGCGACTCGTGGATTCCCAGATTCCCATCCGAGCCCACGGCATGCCGGTGTATTTGGATGAAAATATGTCCAGTTCTGCCCATGCGGACCATTGCTCCCGGTCTGGAACCAGTTGGACGGACAGGATAATCGGGATACGGGCGTCACTCTCCCTTACCGTCTCCATCAAAGCTGAATCGTCTTCAAGACCCGGATTCACATGGTCGATAATCAGAAAGGAATCCGGCTCTTCCAAGATGGACGTGGGATCGTTCACCGGAATCACACCTTGCACGGGCTTGGTATAACCTCGATCCACATACCCGTCAAACATATAGACCCGTTGCCCCATTTCGTTGAGACCAGGTATCAGGGTGTGTGTCAGCCACCAGGTCTTGCCGCATCCCGCGCCACCCGTCACCAGTAGGTTCCCATCGGAAACCGGGTTCCATGTCGCAACGCCATCATCGACCAATCCGATTGTGAGGCTTTTCACCATGCGCAGCTCACCTCCATCCAGATAAGCCCGCGCCCGTCCACAATCGATTTGAACTCGTCTATCCGCCAGCGGAGCGCGGCCGAATCGACCTTGAATGATTCAAGCCCGCCGTCGCGCAACGATTCGAACAACGCGTCGGCCTCGGCCCGGGTTCCGAACGGTTCCGGCCATGCGACCCATCGGCCGGGATAATCGGCTAGCCGGCGGGCCAGTTCCTCGTATCGCCTATCGTCCATCGGTCTTCTTCTTGTCATTTGGCTTGTGGTCGCGGACGATGAGGATCATCCAGCCGAAGCACGGGAGCATCCGGTATTCGCCGTACCGGGTCAGGGCGGCCGCCAGGCGTTCCGCGCCGGGGCGGGTGGTCCATTCCTTTGAGTCCTCGTCGTAGTCCTCGGCGATCCAACCCTTCTTCAGCAGCCCGTAATGCGCCCGTTTCCACGCCCGGCTGACGATCGCGGCGAACAGGCTGCCGGCCAGCCAGAGCAATAGGATTCCCAATACGATCATGAACGGGGTGGCCACGCCCCACCAGTACCCGTCCATCAGAACCGCCCCAACCGGTGCAGGGCCTCGGCCGAATGGATGCGGGCCTGTTCGCCGCCCGCGCCCTCCGCGGCGTTGACGGCCGTCCCGTTCTCGTCCGGCGTGGCGAACATGGGTCGGCGCAGCTCCCCGTACTCCAGCTCGTAATCGGTCGGATCGTGTTGGGCGGCGAGCCGGGCCAATTCCCTGACCTCCTCGCCGGACAGGATGATCTGCGCGGTGTCCAGGCCGTCGAGCAATTGGCTTATCGTCCAATCCCCCGTCGCGGGATCCCGCCACGCTTTGCACCATTCGCCCAGATATTCGAAATCCTCCGGCGGATGCATGTAGTCGAATGCCATGATCAGTTCCTTTCCGTGGGATCCGGGTCCGGATCCCATCCGCGTATGCGTGCGATGAGCCGGCAGACGCCGGCCGGCATGAGCAGTATGAAAAACGTGGCGGCGGCGGCCTGCGAGATGGCGGTCATGATGCGGATGCCGGACAGGAGCCGCAGCAGGAGCGCGCCGCCCAGGGTGGCGAGGGCGCCGAACGCCATGAGCAGGAGCGCCATGGCGAGGCTGGCTGCCAGCAGTCCCGGCTCCACGCCCGCCGCCGGCCGGGGCTCCCCCATGTGTCGGGATGATGCGCCGTGCCTCATCGTCGTCCGCCTTTCACATGCCGCCGGCGTCCGGGCTGTCCGATATAGGAGAGCGTCCATTCCCCGGCGTCCCGCGTACGGTCGAGTGAATTTTCAACGTTTGCGCTTTCGTTGTCTGTTGTCGTGTTTGGTGTCCGTCTTGTCGCCTGTTTCTTTTCCGGCGAAGGCGAGCACTATCGTGCAGATGAGGCACGTGATGAGGATGAGCGTGGTTCCTGGGTCGATTGCCATCAGGCTCGCTGCCCTGTTGTTTGATGTTTTCCGAGCATGATTGGTGCCTTCTACGAAAATTTTATGTGGACTAATTCAGTATAACATGTCAATCCATGTGATTCTCATAGTAAGGCTGCTCGAAATCCTTCTCTTCCATCTTGTACGCGCTGCTATACGAGGAAATCCGCACATACACGCGCGACTTGGCATAGGCTCCGATCTGGATGCGCTTGCCCTTGATAGGTTCACCACAGAAGCGGTCCTCGCCCTCGGTCTGGGGCACTACTTCGGAGCCATACGGGGAATAGGCGTCGCCTTTGATGGCGATCTTGTGGATGGGGTGGATGGTGCAGGTCTTGCCGGAGGGGCTGAGCGCGATGACCTCATAGAACTTGTTGATGGTCATGTCGTAGCCGTAGGATTCGTGCAGGATATCGCCCACGCGCAGCAGCCCCTTGCCTGATTTGGTGTGGGATTGGCGAGGTTCGGCGTTGCCGGTGACGCGCAGCTCCCCTGCGTCGAACAGGTACTGGTGCCGCTTCTGGAAGTTTTCGATGCCGTTTGTGGTGCGGTATTGCTTGTAGGGCATCCAGATGGTCTTGTTGCTGCGGGTTTTGATTCGGGTTTCGATGACGTACATGGGTTTCCTCTTTCATTTCTTATGTGGATATATTCAGTATAACAGGTATTGCCAATTCCGCGACATCACGGCTTCTTGCCAAAACGGGAGGCCGGACCCCTAGAATTGTCTCCGAACGACAATATGCCTGTTATACTGAATATGTCTACATAGAAGGAGAGTTCCAATGACCAACCAAAACAAGTCAGCCCAAGCCCGCCAACGACGCCGCAGCTCGGACGGACGATTCGCGGACGAAGACAAGCAGGACAGCCTCCCCTCCGACACAAAAATCCAACAGGTGGCCAGCCTCCTCACCGACGACACGGAGCCTGACTTCAACCAGCTGCTCACAGCCACCGGCGCATTCGACGACCCCTACGAGGCACGCCATATCGAATTCGACATGCCCGACGGATCCACCCTCAACGGCTACGCCTTGGACGATGGGCGAATCGACCGCAACAAGGTGCCGGCCGGCTGGCACGCCTACTCCGTAATGGAAAGCGACGGCGACGAAGACGGGGAAACCACCCTGTCCATCGACCATGATGGGTACGTGAACCACAGGATGGACTTCATCACCACCGAAGACCTCAGCCAACGCATAGACAGCGGCCAACTGACCGAAATCCACGGCGACGACTGGGGCTTCACCGACAACGACCTCGTGGACGATCTCGCCGAAAAATCCGGGGATGACGACTTCGACCTCGACACTGAACTGGAGGAGAAACGCCACGACATGATGGATTCCGCCATCCGAGACCAGATCTTCTTCAAACCCGACGAGGAGAACATGACCGCGTTGAAGGCCGCCGCATGGCAGACCATCAACCACGACGAGCAGAACAAGGGCGAATCCACGATCGGCGACCTGCGCATAGCCCCATCCATCAACCCCCACGACCTGCATCTGGAAGACATGAGCGAGGAACAGATCAAAGAGGCCCGCAAGTACGGTGGATGGGACCCCGACAAGCACAAGTACGTGCACTTCAACCAAGACGGCGACTTGGAAGCCCTCACCGAGAAACAGGCTGACAAGCTGATCTGGGACAACCGGCAGCGCATCCTACAAGCCGTCCGCGACGACGAGTCCGCGAACTTCAGCACCGTCAACCTGCTGCATAACTGTTTCAACCGTGAACGGCAGGTGCGTGAACACGACTATAGGACCCCGGACGACAACCGATAGAAAGAAGTGGCAAGAAATATGGCAAACGCCATCAATGATATGGAACGCAAACTCAACGAGAACGAGACCCACGCCGATCCGAACGCGAAGACCGAGGACATGAGGCAGCAGCCACCATCGGTCAAACCGGCTGGCCGTCGCCGTCACCCTGTGAAAAAGACCCCAACAGTCAAGGTCGAGGCAAAGACCGATGTGGAAGATAAGGAAAAGGAGAGCAATTCCCTGTCGCGTCCGTTCGCGTGCATGCTTCCCGCCACCGTCGAAGAGTTCCTGCACGCCGCGATGATCCAGATCATGCAGGGGCTGGGAATTCTCGCGCTCATCGTCACGTTTATCCTGATTGGTCAGACCGCTTTGGCGGCGCTGACGTTGCTAAGCCTCGTCGCGTTCCTCGGCTGGCGTTTCGCCACCTATGATTGGGTTCCCGTCGAGACCTTGCGCCGTTCAGTCGAATCCCAGTACGGGATCGCGGTGCTGAGCGTCATCGACTCCGATGACGTGAACATTCCGGTACGTCTCGTCCATGAGGGGCACCGGTATGTGATTTGGTATGCGAACGGACTTAATAGCCGAGTGAACACGACCAATCCGATTCCTTCGCGAGGTCGCATTGTTTTGACCGACTCGAATTATGAGGTTTTGCCCGCGATGGAGGTTGCTGCGTGACCCGTACCCTGTTCGTCGGCGACCTGCATGCGAAAGCAGACCTGTTGCCGCTAATCACCCGAGTCGCCAGACGAGAGCATGCGGAACGCATCGTGCTATTGGGCGACATCTGCGATGACTGGAACGTGTCGAACAACGGGCTGGTCCGGTTCTTCGATACGTTTGCCGCATGGTATCGGCGTGAATCCCTTGAACGTGAGGTGGTGCCGCTGCTCGGCAATCATGATGTGCCGTACTTCCTTAAGCAGGGCTCCACTTCCTATGCCCGGGTGCGCGCTATGGCGTCCGGGTTCAAGCCGGGCGCGCACCGTAGGGTGCATGAGCTGATGCAGGATATTCCGTTCCATCTCGCGTGGACGGATGGGAATATCCTAGCCACGCATGCAGGTCTCACCCGTGCATGGGGCCGCAGACGGCTTGGCGTCGATTACATGAACAAGCCGGTTGGGGAGATTGCCGACCGTCTGAACCAGATGCTTCTTCACCCGACTTCAATGGTGGTACCCATGTTGGATATCGGCCCGGCGCGCGGCGGCGCAGGAACGCCTTCTCCCCTATGGTGTGATCGCAGCGAGTTCGCCGAAGACGGGGACATGTGCCTGACTCAGGTGGTCGGGCATACGCCTGTTCCGACTGTATTGCTTGAGCATGATGCGTGGTTCTGCGACACTTTCTCCACGATGAGCGACGGCACTCCCATCGGCGACAGGTCTCTGCTCATGTATTCGGAGAGCGGATTCTATCCAGTGCCTCTTCTTGGCTGATTTGCTTTCGTCCGGCCTGCTTCCTTTTTTCAAGGCGCGATTAGAATCAAAGACAAACAACACTCGTCGAAAGAACACCAAAACATTGACGACATCCAGCCGAACAGCACAAGCGAAACGCCGGAGACGCACCCCAGACGGACGATTCGCAGACGAACTCAACAGCTTCGGCTTCCCCGACGCGGCAACACTAAGCGCATACGAGCAACAGACCTCGCAGATCCCAGTACTCCAGCGCCTGCAAAAGCACGGCAAAATCACCCCACCACCAATCACGCTGCCGGACGGATGGACGGAAGCCGGAACAAAACATGACGGCAACGCCGACGGATATGGCAGCTACCATGAGGACACACGCCGTTTCACAGGCCCCGACAACAGCACCCTGACGGTCACGCACAGTTCGGGATTCGAAAAAGATTTCGGCCTATACGACTACCAGACCGTCGAATACCAGTCCGGCAACGTCACCATCAAACGAATCATCCCACCCACCTCAAACCCTGACATCAACGAGCTGGAGGAAACAGGCCAACGGCTCGAACGGCAGCGCGCGGAACTCAACGCACACGCTTCCGGACGGTGGAGCACTCCCATAACGCGGCTTACAGCATCCACCAGCGAGACAGGCTACACGTTCATCCTACCGGAATACGGGGAGCCGCCGAAGAAGCCGGTACTCCCATGGAACCGAGCCGCATGGGACAAGGCACGAAAGCAGGAAAAAGAAAACAGAAAGTCTGGTGTGGCTGAGATTCCGCCCCGTTGATCCGCTTCTCCTGCAATGCCGCGAACAGGCGCCCTGTCGCGCCGTTCCTGGACCGGCGGTTGAACCGCTGGCAGACGGTGACCCACTTGCCGTGGCACTCCGGCAGTTCCCTCCACGGGGCTCCCGTGCGGTACATCCACGGCAGGGCGTTGACGAACGTGTGGTTGTCGACCGCCACGTTGCAGCGCTGGCGCGGCAACGGATGTGTGATCCTCATGAACCGGTCAGGCGTGATGTCATACCTCGGCGTACACATACGACAATCATCACGCAAAACTTAAATAGGGTAAACACACCCCTAGTTTTTTTGATATTCGCCGACCCGTTTCCTTTTTTTGGGGAGGCGGGTTTTGTCTTATCCTATTTGTCTGTTATACTGAATATGTCCACATAAAAGAAAGAGGAGAAAATGACCATCGACCAGCTCATCAAAGCACTCGAAACATTCAAGAAAAACGGCATCAGCGGCGAAACCCCGGTGATCGTCGACTGCTACGACATTCCGGACGGCTACCGTGAGGTCGCCGGACTCGAAGCCACGTCGCGCAACATGGACGACATGCCGGAAAGCCTGTTTGCAGCAGGCGAATCCCAGTTCTTCCCGACCATCACACTGTAAGGAGGACGTCCACGTCGAAACCGAACGCATCCACAGCGGGACACTCAACGACGAAATCGCCCACGACGGCCTCGAAGACTGGAACCCGTTGGACGACGACTTGGAATCTGACGAACCCTGCGACGTATACCCGCTGTCGAACGGCTGGATTGTCGTCGCCCCGAAGGAATGGAACTGACAAAATGAAAACACGCGACATCCTCAACACCGTCACCCGCACACTGACGGACTGGCATGTGTACAACGACCACCAATTCGGATGCATCACCGCATTCGACCCCCAAGCGGGATACGAGATTACCGTCAACCTTCCCGACAGCGACACCATCCGCATCGTCCGCACGCGGTACGAGCTTGTCGAGGATAACACCGTCCTCGATACAGCCGACATGGGCGAGGAACGGGCATTGGACGAACTGGCCCGCCTGCTGGCCGCGCCCATGCCGCGCACCGACCGTCTCATGCGGTTGAAAGACAAGTTCGAGAAGACCGCCGAATGGTGCCGGAACACGCTTGGCGACGAACAGGAGGCGAAGGATGTGGAAGACATGGCCGAACACTACATGCATGTGTGCGAAGCCTGCAACAACAAATACTCCGCCCGACATGACCCGGTGTCCGTGTTCGAGGGGTGGCTGCTGGGCGAGGAACTCGGCACCCCGTATGAGACGCGCCGTCAGGCCGCGTCGCGCATGCTGTCCAACGTGCACCGACTGGACAAGGAGTGAACCATGCTGAAAATCGAGAAGACGCTGCAATCCGTCCGCGACCTATTGGACAGGCTGGGCAAGGAAGGCGTGGAGTTCGCTCTGGTCGAATCGGAATACTCCGACTACGTAGCGGACATCCGCAACCCTAACAAGGTGTACGTGTTCCTTGAATGCTCGATTCGTCCGAACGGCACCTTCGTCTGGCGGGATTACGACCATCATAAAGGAGTCTGCGACTTCGACGAGTTCCGCGTGCGGATAATCACCCTCACAGCGAACAAATACCTCGACAAGGCGAAAGACAAGCGCAAACGGTGGGACGGCCTGTGCGAAGGTACGGATACGCCCATGCCGGAGTCGCTGGCCGTCGCCGTATCCGACATGGAAGACAAGGCCAACCGTCTGAAAGCGTTGCTGGAACCCGACGACCCGCCACTGTTGGACGGGCGGGACATCGCAATCCTGAAAGAACTTAAACCGTATGGCGTGGTCAAAACGGCGGAGGAATCGCAACGACTACGTGAGCTGGGCGTGCTGGAACGCAGATACTACATCGACCAAGTGTTCGACGCGCTGACCGACAAGGGCGAGAAGGCGTTGAAATTCGCGTCGCACGTAGAACGGACGAAAAGGAGACGAACCTCATGAAAACAGCATCTTTCCACACGACCGCCCGCAAGGCGATACTCGCTACACTGCAAACCAACCGAGACGACCTGCGCGTGCGCGATACGCGCGAATGGCGCTTTCTTACCGACGAGGAATTCCGACGGCTCGGCCATGCGAAGCCGTCGGACGTGTCGTATGCGGACGATCTGGACGACTACGGCATGTTCGACGGCACCTGGCGTGCGGCCGTGGATTGCGGCGACGCGTTGCCTCATGCGAGCGAATACAGCATATCCGGCATGCTCATCGCATTCGACGACAAGACCGTATGGGAGACGGTATGCGCCGGACTTGACCTGTTAGGCAAGGAATGAAAAGGAACCATCATGAACGCGAACGAAACCTGCGAAGATTCAATCCACGGCCCGTACGAGCCGGATGACGTGGCTGACCACTGCGGCGGTTGCGGCATACCGTTATGTGGGGAGCATGCGAGGAAATGCCCCTGTTGCGGGCGCGTCAACTGCACGAACTGCGGCGAGATATGTGAGGCCTGCTGGCGTCTGGTATGCCGTGAGCACGCCAAGTGGAATCCCGAATACGCGCAATACGAATGCCCCGCATGCTACGACCGTTGGGATTGCGGGAAAGGTAGAGAGGACGATGAATCCGGTTGACGAACGCTTCGAGCATCGGCTGCTCGACCGGTTCCATTACGACGATCGGCAGGACGGCGACGGCTATGGTCCGGATTCGCCGCGCGTCGGCGACAAGGGTTGGATCATCTGGCAGACCGCGTTCAACGAGTTGGACCGTCCGTTCGAGATTGTGCGCGACGAGGGGCGCGGCCGCACCGGCCTGCCCCTGCTGCTGGTCGGCATGGAGGACAACTACGGCGACGACTGGCATATCCGCGAAAACGATGACAGCCAATACATGAGCCTGCTGGAAGCCGGACTGGACGGCGCGAGCCTGACGCTCATGGAACGCGCGCACGGCACTGCACGATGGCGGTCGGAGCGGGGCGAGTCGAAGCCGATCGAACTGACGGCGCCGGACGGGAAGCCGGCTGGCACCGTGTACGCCTACCAGTCCAAGCCCGACGAATGGCGGATATACGACAAGTATGGCGGGCGGTCGCTTGGCGGCGAACCGGGCGAAACCATCAAGGACGCGCTGCGCCACATCGGATACCAGTTGGAGGAATCATGAGTATCGAAACAAGCATCATATACACCACTTCGGATGACAAGCAGTTCAATTCCAGGCAGGAAGCGGAAACGCATGAGCAATGGCTGGCGGACGAACCGGAGGCGCGCGAGGCCGACAGGCAGCGCGGCTGGATCGGCCGACGCCGCTATCACGGGTTCGAACAACCCCTGAACGAGGCGGAACGGAAACGCGATGCCGCCGACAAGGAAATCACCCGCCTCAAGCCCCTTCTCGCCGGCGAGAAGAACATCGGGAAGCTGATTGACGTCTGCGATGACATCTCCTGTTTCGGAGGGGAATATTTGGATTCCGCGAAAGAGGTGAAGGCGATATCCCAGGGCTTGGAGGAGTTCGACAAGCTGACGCCCGAACTCGAAGAGGAAAACAAGGATGCGGACGGCCGCTGCCAATATTGGGACGCGTACGCCACAAATCCGTGCGGCGATCCGACCGTGGAAGGAACCCGTTTCTGGCGGGTTGACGACTGCGAGGGCCATGTCGAATTCGACTGCACCAAGTGGCCGACCGTCCAGCTGTCGTTTCGGACGGACGAGGATACGCCCGAACATGTCATCAACCTGACCGTCGAACAGGCGGCGGATCTGATCCGCGCCCTGAACCGGGCCATCGACCGTGCCGTCAGGAACAAGGCCGACCATCCGGACGACCCGACGGGGACGCATGCCGACGGGCATGAAGACCATGTACAGGAGGGCTGACTGATGGCGGACGACACGGCGACCATGGATGATGTTCTTGCCGAGTTCCGGGAGAACGGCTGGAATGCGGGAATCGTGAAGAATGATGCCGGCATCGAATGCCTCATCATCGACGGCAAGCCGCTCGGGAGCATGGATTGGGTCAGCAAACACCCTCGAAGACTGATGAAGACATGCAGGTGGGTCGCTCGCCGACGCGATGAATTCGACGGTGTTCTACGCGAGGACGACGACCAAGCCGACTGGGACGCGTTCATCGACGACCTCTGGCAGACCGCCGATGACATGGGCTTGGAGGGGCTGGCTGACTGGTTCGTCGAACTGAACGACCCCACCACCATCAAGGCCCGCTACTGGATTCACGACGGCATCGAATACTTGGACGCCGCGCACACCATGCCAAGGGACGAAATGTGACCTGTCTTATCACGAAAACCCCAAAGCCAAGCAGAAACAACCTCAACCTTCCCCTATGAAAAAGGAGTGGAGAAATGACCGGTTTCATCGCCGTCGATATGCTGTCCGAAATCAGCAAGGCCCTCGAATACGAAAACGATTGGACTCAACTGAAGGACGGCGTGCTGGAATGCCGACTGCGAGACCAGTATGACGGCGAGCACACCGGCCTCGCCCGCGTCACTATAAACAAGGCGGGCAAGGTGTCCGTTATGGCATGGTCGGACAATCCGTACGAATACAAGACCATGCCCGAGCCGGATTGGACGCATGAATACGATTCGACCGACCCGGAAGCCATCGCGGAGGACATTTGGAACCGTTGCCCATACTGCGGGCGGGAATCCGACAAGTGCGTGTGCGAACGTTGCGCGGGCTGCGGTGCTCTTCTGAATTGGGACAACATGGCGGACGATGATTACGGCTACTGCGAATACTGCCATTAGAGAATAAGGAGAAACAAAAATGCTGAAAATCGAGAAGACGTTGAAAGAACTGCGTGACCTTCAAAACACCTTGCGTGAACTCGGAATCGAAATGTTCATCAAGGATGCGGATGCCGAAACGAAAAGCGATTATGAGGATGCGGCGATGACCATTGACGTATATGAGCCGTGTCGTTGTTTCGCGTGGGTTGGTATGGGCGGCGTGATTCACATGAGGTGGAATTCGTATCCCGATGCCTTCGCGTGGTTTCGGATGAACCTGCTTTTGGACCTCGCTCGCGGCTACATGCTGAAAGCGGACAACATCACTAAATCGTGGACTGCACGCTGCCGTCACGCCTCTACCAGGATGCCTCCGACACCGAGCCTCGCGCGAAACCTACGAGCTGGCCGTCACCGTCTGGGATGACGGTCTTGGAGACAAGTACATGCCGAGAGTGCGAACCCGTGAGGATTGGCGCTACATCGTCGGCGGTCCGATACGCCCTCTGGAAGATATCCCAGCACTAATCGATAACAAACGGAAAGAACGGATCGAATACCTACGCGAACTGGTGCACGATATCAATGAGTCATTGGAACGCTACGGCAACGACATCCCGGAAAACAAAGAGGACTAATCAATGGCAAACATCACCAAGCCCGCCGTCGAACGGCATTCCTGTGACATCGCCGGCTGTGCGAGCATGGCCGTAAATCCCATGTACTGGGGAGTGAGCTTCCCTATCGTCGCACAGGACAATTACGATGACGGCTCCTATTTCGGCGGCATGCGCACCCGGATCATCAACCGGAGCATCGATTTGTGCGACTATCACGCCAGCATCCTGCTCGCCCTGCACGGGGAGCATACCAGCAACTACGCGAACCGGTGGCTTGACGACGAGCCCGAACTCGAATCCCACGGCACCAAGCACGAACGCCGCGAACAGGCGGAAGGACGACAGGCCATGGCCGAAGAGAACAATCTTCCGGATATGACAACCGGCGAATGGTGGACGCTGTTCCGCATGGCCGGACACACTCAGCATCCCGCATTCATCTACCCGCAGACGCCATCCACGCTCGCCGAGAGGGGACTGGCCGACAAGGACACGGAAACGCTGACCGCCAAAGGCCGGGAGCTGATTGAACAGGTGAATCGTCTGACCGAACAGGACTGGCGCAACATACCCAAGGTCAAGATACGCCGTGCGGCCGCGACCCTGTGGCCCGAACGATTCCTTGACGACGAGGATGAAGAGACACGAAACACTGCGGAATACTTCGGAAGGAACAGACCATGAGCATCGAATACGAGACCGCGCGCTGCGAGAACGGCGAAACCGTGCCAAAAGACGACTACTCGGACTACTACGGCTGCGGCGGCTACGCAATCCGAGGCCCAGAAGACGAGCAGCTGGCCGGACGGTTGGATGCCCTGCTCGAAAAAGGCGACTATCCGGCAATCGACAGACTGCTCGAAAACGCCGACCGAACCGAACGGGATCATGCGACGGCCATCTACAAGCGCGTGCTGGAACGACGCAACAGGCTGGCCGAATGCGACGACCGTGCGCTCGCCGTCATCGACGCGATAGGCGAACACTACCTGTATACGGCTCGCGAATGGGGTTGGAACGACACCGAAGTGCGTGACGCCGTGTATGTGGAGACGAAACGGAGAGGCTGGTGCCAGGAATGAGCGTCGTCACACCCGAGATTCGTTTCTTCGCAGACTGTCACTGGTTGATGGCCGACAACATCATTCTGCTCAAAATCACGCCGATGTTACCGTACGAATGGTCGAACCTGAGAAGACTGTTCGACTGCAAATCCACATTCGAAACACGAAGCGGACCGTTCGACTACTGGCGCATTCGCCTTGAATTCGACGGGAACCTGATCCACTGGACGGTTTCCGACGGCTGGTGGCATCCGAAAACAACGACCTTCGACACCGACTATGAGACGACCATGACGGTCCTGTTCGACGTCGGATACGACCAGTGGCGCAAGGACCGCGGCATCATGGACGAGGCCGACAAGGCCGTGAAACGGTTGAACGATTCAGGTATCCCCGCCACGCGCTCTTCGGATCCGGACTATCTGGTGTTCGAGGTCGGCGAAAGCGTGTTCCGTGCGCTATTGCCCGCCGATCCGACGCATGCGGCAAGTCGGCTGATCGAAGCGGTCAGAAATCGCGGGAAGATTCTCGATGGCTACCGGAAGACCGTCACCGGTCTTGGCAGGGTCGAGGCATTGGAGGCGGATGACGTGTACTGGGATGACCTGTTCTCGAACGGCGACCCGGTCGAAACCGGCGCCGTCATATTCCAAAGCCAAGGTGCGGAAGACCATCCCATCAGTCTGGACCTGCTGATCATGTCAGACGGCACCTGGCAGCCGGACGGCTTCGACTCCGACAGGGAGGGCACGGCGGCCGACGTGCGCGGATACCTGAGCCAATGGACGGGGGACAATCGATCAATTACCGCGATGACGAGCATCGCGGTTTGTCCCTGCCCGGTAGTGAGAACGGAGCAAACCGATGGTTGACTCCTCCTACCTTTGTTCCATTCCCGAGGGATTGGTGGCGGAACATCCTGGGGTGATTGATAAGCACCCCTCCCGGTCAGGATGTGCCTGTCTGGGATTCAACCAGAGCCGCGTATCCGAGTCTCCGGATGTTCATGGCGGCCACACGATCGTCATTGGATCTGTAGCCGCAGCCCGCGCACACGTACTCGTGGGCACGGTGTTTGCGGTTCGCCTTGCGGACAAGCCCGCATCGTGGGCAGGCCTGCGACGTGTACGCCGGATCCACCAGCATGATCGAGTGCCCGGCCTTGAGAGCCTTGTACTCGATCATCTGCCGCAGTTGGAAAAACGCCCAGGAAACCTGCACGTATCGTCGGCTTTTGCCTACCCGCTCCGTCGCCTCCCGGATGCCCTTGAGGTCTTCGAGTACGATGAGCGTGGGCTGTTCGCATTCGTCTACGAGTGCCTTGGAGACCTGATGGTTCACGTCTCTCATCCAACGGTTTTCTCGGTTGCCGATGCTTTTGAGCCTGCGTCGGGCGCTGCGGGTTCCCCGCTTCTGCAATCCGGTGCGCAACGCCTTGTAGTGCGCGCGTTTGTGTGTCACCTCCTTCCCCGAGTGGAATGTGGTCTTGTGGCTGCTGTCGTAGCTGGTGGCGAGGAATCGCATGCCCAGGTCGACGCCCATGACGTTCTGCGGACGCTGGGGGTCCGTGAGTTCGACGGTGCTGGGGATGAGCAGCATCCACTTGCCTCGCTTTTTCAGCAGGCGTGCGGTGCCGAACCTTCCATGCCGGTACTGTTCGGGCATGCCCTTCCAGTCGACTTGGAGTTTGACGCGCCCTTTCAGGGTGTTGACGCTCAGCCGGCCGTCGGACAGGATCGAATAGTCACGGTTCCACACGAGATCGTAACCGGAGGACGTGTATTGCAGCGGCCGCTTCGTCTTCCATGGGTCTCCGAGGCTTTCCTTGACGGTCCGGTAGTTGCCGATCACGCGGATGATGGCCGACTGGGCCATCTGCGAGCCGACATGGTAGGTTTCGCGCAGATGCCGGTAGGCAAGGTCGTTGAGTTTCCTCTGGGAGAGCGTCCGGTTCGACTTCGCGACGCGGCTCACATGGTCGCAGCAGGAGAGGTATGCCGTGCAGGTGCGGTCTAGCAGATCGGATTCGGCCGGGGACGGGTGCAAGCGGATGCCGTAGGTCAGTGTCTGCACGACCATAATCCACTCCCATCCGTCGATTTTCTTCAATAGCAAGGATAATTATAGCACTTTATTGAAAAGGAGAAGGCGATTCCTCCCCGACCACAAGGGCCGGGGTATCCTCGCCAAAAACATCATGAAGAGCATCACGAAAGCCCAGTACGCCATGCTGTTTTTCGCCGTCGACAGGCTCAAGGAAGACTCGTGGCATACCGGCCCCTATGGTTTCGACGCGTTGAAGGAACGCGGCCTGGTCGATTTCGGGCAGCATGACCGGATCATCACCGACGAGGGCATTGCGTTCGTGAAACGTATGCTTGCCGACCCGGAGAGCATGCCGATGACCGCGAAACGGGCGATAGCCGAATATGATGTGCTGCGCGACGAATATGCGCACCTGTTCGAGCATGATCCGGACATGAGGGTCAGGGTGGCGATGTTCGGCGTCCATGGTCTCGAACCGGTCGAACCGCCGACCGGCATCGACGGGTTCCGAACGGACACCATCTACGATTTCAAGGATCTGGACGTACTATCGGCGACCTTCGCGATCACGCACCTGTACTCCGGGTTCAACCCGAATCATCATGTGATCGTCCGGGCGCATGAATCGTATACGGATCCCCCAGCCCCGGTCATCGACAGCATCAACAACCGCCAGCTACGCCAGTCGGGCGGCACACGATATCTGAAAGTATCCAGAACCGTATTGGACAAGGAGAAGCAATGAGCGTCGAACGCATCATCGTAGAAACCAACGACGAGACCGGCAACAATCCGGTCGAATATGATTGGGAATTCGACCCAGACGGCACGTTCCACATGAGCGGGGACGGGGAAATTCCCGCCGTCTTCGAGGAGCCCGCCGCCATCGTCGACGCGTTCAACCATGTCAACATGAGCATCGTGAACGGGGAGCGGACACCGTTGAAGGACGGCGACCGCGCCTGGTTCACCCTGCTTGCCGTCACCCTCGCCACCCTTATCCCGTTCGTGGAGGGGAAGGACGGCGACCGGGTGGGATTCATGATGGGCGATACGTCAAACGGCTTCAACATCAATATCACATCACCCGAATTCCTGGCCTGCTGCCGGTCCATGTGGGTCGGCGCGGACGTGTATCGCGCGTTCGGCCGATACCTGAACTTCCGATGGGACACGATCCGCGAGGCGTGGGTGGAGAACGGTTCCGGTCTCGCGTTCATCGGGGCGGACGGTCAGGTGGCGTACATGCTGGAGACCGCCATGTCGAAAGGCGACGGCATCCGTTTCGACCCTATGGAGGGCAGGGAGGAAACCGTCCGACTGTTCCGTCTCCTGTTGGAGACGGCGAAATGCGCGGACATCCCGGTCCGATTCGCAGGCGGATCAGGCGGCCTCCGACAAGGTGATTAACGACGATAGCATTCGTTCCAAGCAGTGAGACGGTAAAACGGAAGTTAGTCAACTAAACCGTATCCGGGAAGAAAGGAAAAAGACTAATGGGAAGACATGCCGCCTCAAGACCAGGCCGACTCCGTCCTCAGCACAATACTGAAGACATTTCGCTCCGGAATATTGAAGAGAACACCGTTCCTAAGAGAGAAGACAGACAATCACAAGGAGTGGGTTACCGGCTGTTGCAATTGTTCGCAGGCATGTCGATTTTTCTCGCCATCATCCTAGTAATGCACGTCGGATGGGTGTACATCGGCAACGGAATGGATCAGATCCACACGCAACAGACCATCGTCAAAAACCAAGGATTCAAAACAGCCCAACCCACTAAAACTGACGGTTCAGCCCGTATCGCCAAACCCCAATCGGGCGACCCACCCACCGAGCCGGAACCCGAATACTCGACAGTGATCGGCTGGATGCGAATCCCCCGGTTCGGCGCCGAATGGCAACGAGCCATCCAAGAAGGCACCGATCTGAAAGTCCTTGACAACTACGGTATCGGACACTACCAAGGAACCGTCATGCCCGGAAGCATCGGCAACAGCTCCTACGCCGGACACCGCACCCCCGGTGACCTAGGGCCGGCGGACACGTTGAAACCCGGGGATCCGATCATCATTCAGACAGCCGACCACTGGTACGTGTATGAAATGCAATCATCTTGGATGACGACCCCCGATGATGCCGCCGTCATCGCCGACCAGACAGACCAAAAAGACGCGCGCCTCATCACACTCACCACCTGTAAATACTCGCTAGATGAACAGGACAGTCTGAGTGCTAGACTCATCGTCCGCGGACGGTTCAAATATTGGGCCAACACTGCTGACGGAATACCAAAAGAACTCGCCTCCAAACAATCAACTCCCATACAGCAAGCAAAAGCCACTATCACACGCAGCATCCAAAAAGCCAGCAAATACGCTCCAGTCAGCCAACTCCTGTTCACCGCAACACTAACAATCTGGTGCATCCTCACAGGCCTGTCATGGCTCATCTGGCACAAAGACCGCCAGAAGAAAACAACATCATGGAACTTCATGACACTAATCTGGCGCATCCAATCAGGCCCAATCATCCTACGTGCAACCACCTGCCTATTCTTCTGGATAACGCTACTATTCGCCGAATGGGCATGGATCAGCCCACTACTTTCCCAACTGATCCCACTATCCACCGGCACCGCCACCCTAAACTAGGAAAAATGACCATGACATTCACCGACAGCAGAGAACTGCATCGCAGTATTCTCGCCAACCCGTACCTGCCCGCCCATCTGCGTGAACAGGCGGCGAACGACAGGAGCGAATACTGCCGGGCCGAGGATGACGATGACCTGCTGGAGATCGACCGGCTCACGGACCCTGGGCTCGTCCGCTTTTATATCGAATCCGGCAGCGCATCCATGCACGTGGACGTGCCGGAGGATACCGCCCGCAGTATCGCCTATTGGATTCTCGACCATACGAACGCATGAAGGAGGAAGACCAACGGAAACGACCAACACAACGGGATGATCGGCAACGTGCCGGCCGGATGGACGATTGATCAAAGTATAGGCGTGCCCTAGCCGAGCAGGCGATAATATCCCATGCCGGGCATGACGGCCGTGACCTTCGTGCCATCGACCGGGTTCATCGCATGGATCATCAACCCGTTGCCGATGTAAATGCCCGCATGCCCCGCGTTTGCCATAAGATCGCCCGGCTGCGGGTCGGCAACGGGCGTGCCGACCGTGGCCTGCATGCCGGACGGGTGCGGCAATTGGATACCGAACCGCGCGTACACGTATTGGTTGACGTCCTCCCGGTGTTGAAACACCGGGATTCCAACACGTTGTTATCGTGTTGAGGTTCCGCACGTCAAGGCGGAAGCGTCCCTACTGCTATAAGCGGTTGGGACGTCTGATTCCGTTCGGGCGTGCTCGGCTTCGTCCAAGCCGAGGAGATGGTCTAATCCCCGTTTGAGGATGTTGCGGGCGGCGTTCAGGTCGGCGTTCATGCGTGCATGGCATTGCCTGCATTCGAAGTCCGCTTGGCTTTCGCGGTTCTCCTTCGCGCAATGCCCGCACTTGCTGCATGTCTGCGACGTGTACGCGGGGTTGACGAGTATAAGCCGGTTCTGTCCGGTCAGCCGGGTCTTGTATTCGAGTTTTTCGACTATACCGGCGAGACCGGCGGAGCGTAGGGCATGGTTGAGGCCGCGTTTCGCCGACTGGCCGTTATGCAGGTACGCGCCCGGTCGGTCTGGGTCGGGTTTCGCCTTGGCTTTGCGGCTCATGTCTTGCAGGTTGAGGTCTTCCAATACGATGAGGTCGTATTCGCGGACGAGCATGCTGGTGGTCTTGTGCTGCCAGTCGTCTATGATGCGGTGCGCCTTCGCGTACAGTCGGCTGATTTCCCGACCGGTACGCTCATAGGTGTGGCTCGGATTGCGACGGTATTCCCTCACCGTCTTGCCCGACATGTTGACCCGTCGCGCCTGAGCCTTCTGACGGCGGCATATTTCACGGTCGATACGCTCCAACCGCTGCTTGGGAAGGTCGAGGAAACGATTGTCGGACGTGGCGAGCGTGTGGACGCAACCCCTGTCCAATCCGACCATGGCACCCGTGCGTTCACGTTTTATCGGCAACGGATTGTTGATGAAGACGAGGGTTCGTCTCGTCCAATCCACTCCCACGCTCGTATAGTCACGGACGGGCTGGCTGACCCGGACACGGATGTGGATGCTGTACCGGCACGGCTGGCCGTCCAGACGATATGCGCCGGGGTTCTGTCCGGTGATCACGACCTCGCCGTGACGCCGGTTCAACCGCCGGTAGTTCGCGTTCGACCCCTTGTTGTGCCAGCAGACGAAATACAGGTCGTCACGCCGTTTTTTGAACCGGGGCGTCATGCCCGGGTTCCGATGCTTCTTCTTCAATGTTTTGCGGCGTTTGTTCGCGCTCCACCAGTCCGTGTTCTCTATCCTGTTCGGGGATTGCAGCACCATTGCGGGGATGGCCGCGAACCATGAGCATTCCAGTCTTACCTGACGGTCGGAGCGCATGTCCGGCTTCCCGCCCAATGGGACGGCGGATTGGGTGTTCCTATCCCATCTGGTGCGACGGGAACGCAACTGGTTGTATCGGCAACGCCATCCGTCGCACAGCCAACGCATCACGATGTCCGGGTTGGTCGAATACAGGGGGACCTGCTGTCCGTCTGGGGTCGCACTCATGCCGAGATACGGTGCGGCACCCCGCACCTGCACTCGTTCTATCACGACCTTCTGGGACATGATTCCGATTATATCACTACGCGCGTGTAATGAAAGAAGACTTAGACCGAAAGGAGGGGGGCGGTTCCTCCCGGCATTGAAATACCGGGCACCCCCGCCGGGAAACTGGTGAAACCACTGCAATCCCAGCCGGCAGGCGTATTGCCTCCGTACACGTATGGCGCGCCCTGGTATTGGAGCGCGTAGGAGACCAGGGCGGCGGCCGTATCTGAGTCTGGTTTCTCCTTGTCGCCTGTCGTCGGCGCCGATATGATCGGGGTTGCGGCCGGTGTGCGTGGTTCGGCTCGTGACGCGGCCTGCGACTGTCGCGCCTGTTCGGCTTGGATGCGCGTGGCCTGTTCCTCGGGACTTTCCGTATGCGGCACGTCCAGGGTTTCGATTCCACCCCATGAGCCGTCCACGTCGGTCGATACGGCCTCGGTGAACGAACGATGCGGGACCGGGTGTTTCGGGAACGATCTGACACTGGCCATGGAAATCGGAGCCGAATCGGAGCCGGCCGCCCATGCCGGGATCGTCGGCATGGCGAGCATGACGATTGGCAGGAGAAACGTCAGGATAATGGGAGCGCGTTTAATAGTGGATGTACTGGTATTCATGCGTCTGTTTCGCCTCGATGGTGCGTCGGAACGGGCCGACCTGCCCGTTCACGTTCGCTTCGCTGATCTCGATGGAATCGTCGCCGTTGACCTTCTCCACGATGGCGACGTGCCCCCATGCGTTGCTAACCTGCGCGGGACTGAACACGATCACATCCCCTTGTCGGGGGGTATCGTCCACCCAATAGCCGAGCGCCTTGGCGGAATCGGCCCACATGCCGCCATCCCCCAGCCGGCTGCCGACCGGCAATCCCAGTTGCGTGCGCCGCACGTACGCCCACCATGTGCATTGCCCGTATGCGTATGCGTTGCCCGTGTCGCCGGTCGCATGATCCGGATTGAATCCGGCCGGAGTCTGATCCTCGTCGCGCCCGTTGATCAGGTCACGGACCACTGGATTGTCCGCGTGGATGATGGTGAGCTTGCGGTCCGGCTGGTCGCCCATATCCCATGTGCCGTCCGCCGTGAGGTCTCCCCTTTGACTGCTCCTGCTAGCCGCATCATCGATGCTTGATGCTGTCAACTGTTCCGTGGTTAATGCGGTGGACTGGTTGAAACGTTCACCTGCGTATGCGGTTTCATTATGCGGCAGAAAAAGACATGCCATTCCGCCTGACAAAATCATTGCCGACATCAGACATAGGGCGACACGTCGTTGGAATCGGTTCTTCCTTCTTACGGCTGATCGGCTTACTGGTTGAACGGTCTTATGTGCTGCCCCGCTCAATCTGCACGCTCCTGAATAAATTCCGGAGAGGCGATGTTGTCGTCGAACCGGTAGGTGTCGGGTTGTCCGAGCATGCGTCGGAGAAGAGGCGAATGCCGGGTGACGAGCCGGTTGAACCAGCCTTTAGCCTGCCAGGTCACATTGATTACACGCCCGTTCTCATTATCCACTGAGGCTTGATGCACGACTTGTTCACGACCTTGAGCTGTTTGACGGCCTGCTGGCAGGAAGATGAAAGCGATTTTCTGCCCGGCGTATATGTCTGCGGGAATAATGGTGTTATCGATGAATATCTTAATTCTTCGCATCGGCGCAGCATCCTTTTTTAAGACAACGTTCTGGAAGATTGACCGGCTTTTCCTGTTCCGAAGTTGGGTGGAGGAAAACCGGACGGATACTACGATTATCATTCGTTCAAAGAACGATTCTTGAAGAAAATCTGAAAACCGTGGCATTAACCCGCTTTAGGGTGCAACATGTCCACTAGTTTCTGTGGTATTCCGTCCTCGATATCCCATTCAACGGTTTCGAACCGGCTGTTCGAGGCGGCGGCCCGATCGTCGCCAACCTCAATGCTCACATCGGAGCCGTCCGGGAAATACTTGGCCAACGTCATGGTGCCGCGGCCGGGCGGAAAGCTGACATGGAATCCGCCGCCCAAAGCGGTGGCGATATCGACCGCATTGCATGCTGCCTCGCCGCTCACATAGGTCAGCCGTTCGCATTCATCCATCATTCGCCGTCCCCGTTGTTCTTCCGATACTCCCGTCATCACGCCCAATATGACGGCCAATGGCACGACATCATGGTTGGCGTGCGTCTTGCATACGGGCCTGTACCAGCCGGGCGAAGGCATGTCCTCGCAGTCGGGGCCGTCCGAGCGCATCCAACGGCGGATCGCGACCACGGGTTTGCCGCAGGATTCGTAGTCCCCGTCGCGGGATACGCCGGTCGTGCAGCCAAGCCGAAGCAATGTCGGGTCGCATAAGGCGAAAATCCGCATCGGATCATATGGCAATATGCCCGGCAGCGGTGGTATCAGCGATGGGTCACGCTTCCAGCAGCCGGCATCGGCCACGGCCTTCAACACCTCCGACAACGGGACGACATCATGGTTGGCATGTAGCTTGCACGCGGATCCGTACACGCCCTCCTCGGGCAGGAGCTCGCAATCGTCGTACCCGTCGTCGCGCGTCCAACGGCGGATCGCCACGGGCGGTTTGCCGCACATGTCGAAGTCCTCGCCCTTCCAGCATCCGGCCGCGCAGCCGAGCCGCAGGGTCACGGGGTTGCATTGGGCGGCGATGAGCTTCGGATCGTACGGCGTTGGTTTCTTGCATTTGGTCATTGCTTTTTCTTGTTTCCGACTTTACTTTATATACCTTATATGGTATATTTATGGGTATGTGGCAGATAGAGATGGAACCCATCAAGGACTGGCTTGACGGACTTGACAAACAGACCGCCTACCAGGTCTACGCGGCCCTTGACCTCCTTCGGGAACGCGGACCGAACCTCAAACGCCCCCTGGTGGGGAAAATCGAGGGCTCCATCATCGGCTCCATGAAGGAACTGAGACCCGGTTCGACAGGTCGAAGCGAAGTCCGAATCCTGTTCGTCTTCAACCCGGAACGCAAAGCGGTCCTATTGGTCGGCGGAGACAAACAGAACAAATGGAACAAATGGTATAAGACAGCCATCCGCGAAGCCGAACGACGGTACATCCGGTGGCTGGAAGAACAACATGGGAAGGACACGAAATGAGCTACACGTTGGAGGACTTCAAGGCCGATCACGACCTTGACCAGAAGACCATCGACGAGCGCAAGGAACAGCTTCTTGAGGAGATGCGCCTGTATGAGCTGAAAGAAGCGCGCAAACAGCAGGACGTGACCCAGAAGCAGCTCGCCGAACGCATGGGCGTCAGCCAGAAGCGGGTCAGCAGCCTCGAATCCGGCGACGTCGACAAGACCGAAATCCGTACGCTGCGCCGCTATCTCGACGCCATCGGCGGCAGGCTTCAGGTCAACGCGATCATGCCGGACGGGCGCACCCTGCAACTGGTCTGAGATCAGGTAACCCGTCATGCCACCGGCTTCCACCCCAGATTCGGTTTCCCCGCCTTCATCCACGCCTTGTAGTTGATGCGATGCCGGCGGGTCAGACCGTGGATGACGTATTTCAGTTCGGCGATGAAGCCGGATACCGTACGCGTACTGTCATCCTCGATGAGGGTCTCATCGCAGGGAATGCAGGACAGGCCGCATGTCGGGTTCGGCCAATGCGGGACGAGGAGAAGGAAGCCCAACGCCAGAAGGCCGAATACGACGGGAAAAGTGACGAATCCGGCGGCATATCCAATCCAGAACATGCTCATCGCGTCACGAAGTGGGTAATCATCAGTGTTCCTGAGGTTGCGAATCCGATTGATGCGATGACCATTGCGAGCCCTGTGACTCTCCACATGAAGCATGCGCAGAGGACGCATGTTATGGCGAGTATGATGTTGGCGTTTTTTTCGAAGTTCTTGTACGTGTTCATTGTGGTTTCTTTCATTCTATGTGGACATATTCAGTATAACATGTAAATGAAAAAAATCATGCAAGGTTTGAAATAAAAAATCCCCCGATGCCATACGGCACCGGAGGATTATTTGTCCACATAGAATGACATTTCAAAGAAACCAATGATCCTACGACAGCAAAAGCTGCAAGACCCAAAGTAGGTGAACTACTGGACATGCTCACACAAGATACTATGGCGCGGAAAAGTCAGTGTTTATTGAGGTTCCTTGCCTAAATAGTCTGATGGCTCCTTTCCTGCTGGTCTTAGTAGGAGGGGTTTCTTTGAGCCACATCTCGAGGAGTTCTGGTGAGTTGATTTCGGCAGACAGCTTTTCGACGTATGCCTTGTCGCGCTTGTACTGGCAGTTGGGGCACCGTTGGCAGCGTTCCATCCAGCTTTTCTGGCAGGCGCTGATGTCCTCGTAGACGCGCTTGTGCCCGCAGATGAAGGTGACTTCGCGGGTGGCGAGGATGTCGTGGTCGAGGTCGTTGGTTTCGTGTTGTTCTTCGATGGTGAGTGCCATTGGTTTCCTCTTTCATTATCTTTATGTGGACATACTCAGTATAACAGATATCTTGGTGGTGAGATAACGAAGAAACAGGAGAAAACCAGAAAACAATAGATAACGTGGAACCAGAAAAAACACGACAGCCCCTTCCAACGAAAAAAAACAACATGCCAGCCAACAAATCAATCCAAGCCCACCAACAGCTGCGAGACCCCAACACCGGACGATTCCGAGACGAGCACCGTCAATCCGGTATGCCAACCGACGAATCCATACGAAAATACGAACAGCAACCCCGGCCGCCATTGCCCCCCACCACCGAAGTACCCCTACCCCCAGCGAAAGCAAGACAAGCGAGCTCCAGAACCATTCCGGTGGACGGAAGACCAGGCTCCACGCTCACCGTGCAAGACGTGCCGGACCAGACACACGGCATGAAACGTCACACGCAATTCCAATCCCCCACCACCTCCATCAGATTGGAAACGCCGATATCGAAAAATATCAACCTCCCGAAGATGGAAAAGGTCGCCGACGATCTGGAGACATGGCGAACCCGTTCCAATGAGAAACGTGGCGAATACGATGCGCCGATCGCGCGGATGGAGGCATCCGGAACCGGATTGAACCGGCTGACGGTACATCCGGTATTCGGGACGCCTCCCCGTAGACCTTGGCAGCCATGGAAATGGAAAGCATGGCAAAAAGCGAGGGAGCGAGAGTCCCTGGCCTCGAATGGATTCGACTACATACACAATTAGCAGAAAAGAGCAGAAATGGTAGATACGGTCAGATCAGCGCAGGCGAGACGCCAACTGAGGGAACCCGAGAGCGGCCGGTTCAAGGACGAACACAAAAAAGCCGGGTTCCCGAATGCTGACGCCTTGGAAAAATATGAGCGGCAAACATCCGTCGTGTCTCCGCCCGCATCCTATTACGACGGGACCATGAGCGAAGAGAATCGTGAACTGTGGGCCGAAGGGATGGACGCACTCCAAGACAACTCCCCCTATGTAGGTTTCTCCGGAGGATTCGACGAACAGGATGACGTATCAATCGACGGATGTCGCATACACCGAAGGAACACTCCGACAGGAAACACAGTGTACGAGTTTCGCGACGCGAAAAGCTCAACCCCAAACCGAGTGGCGTACCTGATCAAGCAATCGGATATTGACGCCGGCCATTCCCCCACATGGTTGGATGAACGGCAGCGGTCATTCTTCAACGTTCTGACAAACAACAAAAGGTAAGAGTTACGGCAGACAGCTCGAAAACGTAAATAGACAACCTCCCTACGACATCAAACATTCAACCCAAAATAGCAAGGAGAAACAATGGTCGACTCCAGAAAATCAGCACAGGCAAAACAGCAACGTCGAAACCGTGACGGCACTTATGCGGATGAAGGCAAAACCAGCAGCATGCCGACCGGTGACGTACTCGAACGATTCGAACAGAATCAGCAATCGAATACCGGCGGCGCGCCGGTTGAAACCTATGAGACCGGTGTGAAGCGAATGCAGGAACTGGATCAGAAGCTTATCGACATCGCCAACAGGGAGTACTCGGAACGTAAGTTCGGCCCCGATGATGAAGGCTATCGCGTGGAATCCGGCCTGTACGTCAGCCGTGAGGAGTTCGAGAAGCTGCCGGAATTGGATCGCGACCGGTATATCGCATGGGGCAACGATTACATGGATGGCAACGAGGATGCTTGGAACGACCCGCAGCAAATGTCCGAACTTGCCAGTGAAGCCGCCGAAGATGGTGATGCCGAAGTGTATCTCACCAATCCGGAACTCACCTACACGGATGACATGGATTATTCCTTCGGCGAGTATTTGGAGTCCAAGGGTTGTGACCCGCAGTCGGCTGAGGAAGGCGCGAACATGGCTCTCCAAGGCCACCCCGATTTGGAATTGACCGGCAACACGTACCCGCAGGTGTGGCCAACCGACGCCGATAACAACCATCGTCGCGCGAAACTCTTCTACCTAGGTGGCAGCAAAGGATGGCGAGTCACCTTCTCAGACGGTCGCGGAGACGTGAACAACACCGTCATCGACTATAAGAAAAGCGACATGGGCGGCGACTACTACGATCAGACCAACACCGCACGAGAAGCATTCAAGACCGCTTTCGACTGGGTCGACGGCGGAAACAAAAAGAAGAAGCACTGACATTCATGGGTTCTTGGCCCGTATTTCTTCCGAAAGAAGTCCACGCCAAGAACCCGGTCTGCCTTTGCCAATATCTTGGGGAATATGCCTGATATTTCCTTGAACTGCACGAGACTCGATTCGAACGTAATCGAAATCGAGTTTGATGATGGTCTGCTGCATTACCGTTTGAATCTGTCTCCGAATGCTGCACATACGCTGCTTACGCTTATCGACAGCGTGCTTAAGGAACCATCCGCGAACAAACTAGAGAGAATAGAAGACCTGCGATTCGATGTTTGGGACGATGGAGGAAATCGTTATGGCATCAGGGTATCAAACCACGGTGCAAGCATAACCGGCCGTGTATCGGCAATCGAATTGGATACATTCGCGGACAAGCTGGAACAATTCGAATTCGGCGTACAGACGGGAGTCGGCCTCAGCAAGCCAGAAGAATAGAACAATGTGGCCAGTCTTCCTTGATCCCGTACAAGACAGATAGGCCACATTGCAATGCAATCAGTCCTGATTCTTTTGGAGCCAATCGACTAGACCAGCAGCGGTCAGATCAGACAGCCTTCTATTGGTTCTCAATTGTCGCGCAACTTCATAGTCGTGAAGAAAATCGCTGATTTCGGACATGGTCCAATCCTCGTTTCTCAAATGGCGTTTCAATCGTTCCAAAGGCCAGTAAATGCGATGAGCCTCCAACATCAGCTCTTCAGCGTCTCTTCTACCTGTATCCCATTCAAAGACGAGAAGATTGATTGCCTTCTGCCTGTCAATACCTAATTCAGCGAATACACGAGCAACATGCTTCCTTTCCTGTTTCCGTTCGAAAGCTAACGCCTGATTGACTTCCTCATTGACATTGTCTATTGCATTATCTCGGGCCGCATCTAATGCGACTGAACCTATTTGACTAATGGTGTCTACGATTAGATTTTTGTCTACCACTGTCACACCTCACTGCTACCTGTCATACGCGTGTATGACTTAAACAACACTTGCAGACGCGCATCATCATCGTCCTTCAACCATTTCCTCGCGTCAAACGCCACGTCCGCAACCTTGTCCAATTCCCGGTGGGCGGCGCGTAGGTCGGTCGGCATGTAGTCGGGATCGTACAGGTCGGCCAGGGACTGGCCCTCATGCTTGGCGCGCGCGTCGATGACTCCACGTCCCGCGTCGATGACCTTCTGGCGAAGTTCGTCGGACAGCTGCGGCAGCGGAAGGTTGTTCCACACAACGGTGTTGGAGAAACCGGGGTCGCTCTTCAACCTGCCGCCGATGGCTTTCTGCCATGTCATGAACATCGCCGATTCCATGACGGCGAAATTGAAACCGTCCGGATCATCGCAGGTGTAGATCTTGTTACCGGCGATAATTTCAGGACCGTACCAGTCACACGTCGCATATTCACGTCTGCCGCTGAAAAACGCGGGAATGGCGAGGTAGTTGTGCGCCGGCTGGTGGTTGTCCCTGAACAACCACGGCGTCGAACGGTTCTTGTATGCATCGCCAGTCTTGGTGGCGTTCTCCCTGTATTCACGGCATGCCGCCACTCTTCGGGAGATGAATTTCGACTTGCGCATGTCCCCCGGTTCCGCGTCCGCCAGCCACAGGCACCAACGTTCCTTGTTATTGATAAGTTCCTTGCCCATGCGGAACGGATGCACGTATTTGGCGGCTATCGGGTCGGCCATGGCCTCCGCGTGGCCCTCAGGCGTCTCGATCAGCAGGTTGCCGTTGTCGAGCGGCATGGAGCCGAAGTTCGCGAGGTTCAGCATCGGGGACAGCGGGCCCTTTTTCTGGCTGCGCGCCGTCACGAACACGTCGGGCGCTGCGAGCAAGTAGCCGTTGACGTGCTCCGGCCGGCTTTCGGCCGGCTCGGCCTTGATGTCCGCATACGAGTAGAGGGCCGGCTTCTCCTTGTTCCGGCTGAAGCCGATGATGACGACGTGCACGTTCGCGTTGTCGGTGGTCTGGGCGTCCCACATGAACGTGCGGTGCGCGAACCTGATGTGCCATCCCCGTTCCCTGACATGGCCGAACAGGGGCGCGACCTGCTGGCCCTGGGTGATGCTGTTCGTGGACACGAACGCGAACTCGGCCGACTGATTGTCCTTGAGGTAGTCGATGGCCCTGCAGTACCAGCCGGCCACGTAGTCGAGGCTTCCGCCGGCCTTGCCGCACACGAGTTCCATATCCTGCTTGATCTGCTGCGTGCGCTGCTGGTGTCCGATGAACGGCGGGTTGCCCATCACATAGTCGCAGTGGTCGCCGGGTAATAGTTCGTTCCAGTCGAGGCGCAGGGCGTTGCCTTGTTGAATATGGGCCGTATCGGTGAACGGGAGTCGGGGCAGGCCGCTGATGGTCGATTCGGTATCATCCAATGCTTGCTGTTCCGCGATCCAGAGCGCGGTGCGGGCGACCGCGCAGGCGAACCCGTTGATTTCAATGCCGTGGAAGTGGCTGATGCTGACTTTGACCGGGTTGATGTCGTCGCCGAGGTCGAGGGCGAGCTGTCCGTCCTTGTCCAAATCGGCGAGGATCCGGTTCTCGATGCGGCGCAGTTCCAGATAGGTTTCGGTCAGGAAGTTGCCGGAACCGCAGGCGGGGTCGAGGAACCGGAGGCCGGCTATCTTGTCGTGGAGTTTGTTGAGCGCGTTGGTGCGGGAACCGCCTGCGACCGGTTTGCTTTCGGCTTCTTCGAGTTCGGCTTTCAGCCCGTCGAGGAACAACGGGTCGATGAGCCTGTGGATGTTCTTGACGGACGTGTAGTGCATGCCTCCCTTGCGCCGTTCGTCATGGCTGAGGGTTTCCTCCATGAGGGAGCCGAAGATGACGGGGCTGACGCCGCTCCAGTCGAAGCCTTCGCTGATTTCCAGCAGGGCGTCACGCAGTTCCTCGGTTAAAGGTGGTACGTCGATTTGGTCGGCGAACAGGCCGCCGTCCACGTAGGGGAACGCTTTCAACGGTTCCGGCAGGTAACGACGCCGCTTCTCGATTGGTGTGTCCAACGCTTCGAACAGGTCGTACAGGTCTTCGCCCAGACGTTCGGGCGTGGATGCCGCCACATAATCGCGGAGCGCGTCCGGTTTGAACAGGTTCGCGTCCTCCGCATACAGACAGAACACGAGGCGCACGGTCAGCATCGCCAGCGCATCATGTTCAGACGGGTCATCGGGATGTTCGAAGCATTTCGCCAGGGAATCATGCAGTCTGGCGACTCGTCGGCCGGCTTTGACGGACAGTTTCTCCTGTTGGACGACACGAGAGTTCTCGTGCGCGAACAGGCGGCCAATCTCGTTGATGTGCTCCGGCAGGTCGGCAAGCGTGAACTCCGATTGCGGGGTGCGGGCCAACGGGTCGGCTTCCAGATCGTAGAGGCGGAACAATCCGAAATTGCAGGTGATGAGCACGGACGGGCGTTCCGATGGCGGCAGGCTGTCGGAATACCGTTTCGCCTGTTCCACCGGGGTGACCATGGTTCCCTGACGTGGTTCCGGCCTGTCCAAATCCACGCCGAGGCTCTTCTGTTCGACGAGCACACGGGCCTGGATCATGAGCGCGTCGATGAACCCGTCCAATGCGGTGCGCCGTTCGAACCAGAGCGTCTGCCTGTCGCTCGTATCCGGGATGAGCAGCACCTTGTCCAACAGGTCACGCCAGTACTGTTGGGTCTCGGATTTCTCGTCGCCGCGTCCCGCCCATGATTCGGCGAACCTGGCCGCCCTGCTCTTCAGATCATCCATGATTCCCAATGGTATCCGGTTTCCCGCATGCCGGTCGGATATCGACCACATCATGCGGCGTGATCGTCCACAGGCAGGCCTGGATCCACCGGTCCGGCAGCCGTTTCGGATCCGCGATCGCGTTCTCCCTGTACTGGAGCCGTTTCTTTTCGGCCGGATCGTCCCAATGCTCGTCCAGCCACCGGTCGTACTCCTCAGGCGGCCATGCGCCGGCATCCAGCGGGGCGCACGGCCAATGGTTGATGATGCAATGGTATTGGTCGAAATCCGTGCACAATACACGATTCTCATCGACCCCGCAGATGCAGGAGCTCCAACCCGTCGTACTGGTTGCGGAAACCCGAATACCGTCGGTCGGGGCGCGTATGCGCCCGGCCCTTCGAATCGACCCAGCGGGCCCACGCCCATAACGGGGCCGCGTCCGGGTTCGGACGCGGCCCCATTGTGTTCCATAATTTTTTAGGCAGGGTACCACGACCCTTGTGGTCGTGGGTGAATGCCTTTCCTTTCCACTAACATTATGATATAATGTTTTTTATTGGAGGTGAAGCATATGGTGGAACTCGCATTGACCATGAAAGTCAAGCTCACGACCAACAAACACGAGTCTGAAGCCCTCAACCGCCTATGTGACAATTACACCTCCTGTTGCAACGAAGTATCCGATTGGATTGGAGAACACCACACCCTCAGCCAGAGGAAAATCAACGAGGCTGTCTATCACCCGCTACGCGACAAATACGGACTGTTGGCCCAGATGACCCAATCTTCGATACGGCGGGTCATCGCGTCCTACAAGGCAATTCACTCGCGCATGGAACGCCGGAACGGAGAAAACCCCAAGAGAAAGAGGACGGCATACTATTCCACCAGACCAAAGTACTCGTCCGCCGGTGTTGACCTGCTGTGGAACCGCGACTACTCCTATTCGCCCATGACGGGAATGTTCAGCCTTCCCGTCATGGGCGGGAGAATCAAAGTGAAAGCCCAATGGAAGGGAACCCCGGACGAATACCGTACGGCACGTTTCGGTACCGCCCGACTGATATCGAAACGAGGCAAATGGTACCTGCATATTCCCATCATCCTACAGGTTCCCGACCCAACCCCAAGCCCCAAAAACATAGTGGGCGTGGACTTGGGCATCCGAATGCTCGCCACCAGTTATGACGGCGAAACCACCGTCTTCCAACATGGAGGGGAGGTGAAAAGCAAGCGCGGCAAATACAAGCGGCTCCGTCAACAGTTGCAGAAACGCGGCACCCGAAGCGCCCGCAGACGACTCAAGACCATAGGCGACAGAGAAAACCGTTGGATGACTGATGTGAACCATCAGGCGTCTAAGGCACTCGTCAACCATTACGACAGGGATACGATGTTCGTTCTCGAAGACCTTACGGGAATCCGCAATGCGACCGAACAGGTCAGGGTCAAGGACAGGTATGTTCAGGTCAGTTGGAGTTTCCACCAATTCCGGCAGATGGTCGAATACAAGGCGAAACGCAACGGTCAGAAAGTCGTGTTCGTTGACCCGGCCTACACAAGCCAGACCTGCCCGAAATGCGGGAAAATCCGCAAAGCCAACCGTGACAAGAAACGCCACCTGTATGTCTGCCGCAACTGCGGATACCGGTCCAACGACGACCGGATAGCCGCGATGAACCTGCGACACAAAGGCTACGACCTTTTGAACTCGCAGTACGCCGCCAGCATGACTGACGGCGTAAGGGTGCAGTCAACCACCCTATGATGTTCCGTCAATTAAAGGTAGGAGAACGGTTACAGCCGTTCACTGGCACTACCGGACAGGGACAAGCCGCAATGCTCGTCATTGCGGTCGTTGACTTCGCCCATCATCCACCGGTAGGCGGGTGAAATCGCGTTCCACCAGTCCGCGTCGTCGGCGATGGCCTGCCGGCGTGCGGCCGACCATGAGGGCGTGTACGAGCCGGAATGCCCGAACGACTTCACGATGTCAGGCCGCCGTTGGAACGAATACAGGTCGATCATGCGTCAGAACCCCCAATGGCCCTCGTGCCCGTCGCCGGCCGTCTCGAACCGTACGACGGGGCCGGCGGGCGGGTTGCGGATGAAATCCTCGATGAGGTCCATCTGGGGACGGCTGACCCCGATCGCGGAATCCGGGCCGACGCCAAGCACGGGAGCCTCGTGCGGCGTGGTCTGGATGGCGAGCCCCGCATTGTAGGTGGTCTCCTCGTCGTCCAGCCACACGATCGGCCGGTCCTGTTTCAGCGCGTCGAGGATGGTGCGGCGTTTGCCGGTCCAGATGCCCTCGCGGGTCGTGGGATCATACCATTGGACGGTCGGCCAGTCCACGCCCAACGCCCGGTTCAATCGCCCGGTTTCCGGCTGCCAGGTGGTCAGCCACCATTTGTCCGCATCCAGGGCGTCCAATCGGGCCACGAGCTCCGCGTTCCACCGGATGACGAACCGGCGTCCCAGGTCGCGGACCAGGAGCCGCTCCCTACGGTCCGGCCTGAACCAGTTGTCCGGCGCGTACGCGGCGCGGTGCGGATCGTCGGGTCTCATCCAACCGGTTCTCCCCTGCCGGCGCATGACCTTGTCGTCGGGGAACTGGTTGATCACCCCATCGAAATCGATGAACAGCAACGGCCGACCCATTCGTGTCCCTCCTTTCACCGTGCCGGACGGTTCGGATTCGACGGCGTACAGCCGTTGACGGATGGAATCAAGCTGATTCCCATGGTAGGTCCATGCGGCCCGGACGGGCGGGAATTCGGGCCGCATGGACCTTTGTTGCGGCTTCCGTCAACAAACCGGCTGTTCCGGCGTCACCGGATTCGACGATCAGAACACGAAGAACGGTTCGCCGATTTGTTCCATATAGCTTCTGGCGTTCCTCAACGGCATGAACATGGTCTTCGCGTCGGGTAGCCGCAGGAACCCATGGTCTTCATACCATTTGCCCAACGTGTCGTTCAGAGGGTCGAGCATGACCAGTCTGCCTCCGGCCATCACGCTCAGATCGCATGCCATGTGGACCGCATGACACAGCAAGGCCGCGCCGACACTCCCGTTTTCCTTTTTTCCTCTGAGGTCCTTGCGGACGGCGAGCTCGCCTATCAGCCATGAGGGATGCGCCATGGTGGGTTTGCCCGCCTGACGGCTTTTCGGCAGACCGACGCCTCGGATTACGGACGGCGAAATCGTGTAGAATCCGGCGATGTCCTCACCTTTCATGGCGACATGCACGGCGCACATGCCTATCTTCGAATAGGTCAGGCTCTTGTCCAGCCAGAAGTGATCCAATTCTGGGTTGCCGCTGGCGAATCCCTCGATGGCGTCCTGGGTCAGATTCGTCTGGGGGATGATGCGATCCCATGCCACGCGCATGCTGCCGGGACGCATCAGAGCTGGGAGGTCAGCCACTCGAAGTCCTTTTCGTTAATGTCCACGACCGGGCGGACCGTGAAATGAGGCACATGATGGTTACGACGCGTCGTTTCGTCCGAGTTCATCAACCGCGAATAGTAGTCGTGCATGCTTTCGTCGCTGATCGTCGCCGCCTTGAGCCCGTTGTTCCCGTTGTAGGCGTCCTTCCAAGGTTCCTCGGCGTGGGTGAGATCCCGAAGATCGTCCCCGCCCATTCTCCCGTATGACGAGAGCACCCCATCGAGCAGGGGCATGTAATCGGCCGGCACCTTGTCACGGTCGCCGTGGATGTCGTCGGCGATGACGCTGTACTGGTGCGCGTGCCGCTTGTACACGTCGTACACGACCGGACCGTCGCCCCAGGCGGCGATCGGCTCGCCGAACACCGGGGCGTTGCCCCATACCAGACTCCATGCCTTGCAGTAATAGAGAAGTTTCTGCAATTGGAAGGCTGCCAGACGTCCTTTCTCCTGAAGGATGTAGTCCGCCACATCCAACGCTCCGCACATCATCGGCCTCCTTTCGCCTGCATCGCAACACGGTAAACCCGTCTATCTAACATTATAGTGCGGACACGGCTCTTCACGGCGTGGGCGACGTGCCTCACGTTTTTTGAGCGCGTAGTGCATAGTGGTACCTCATCGGGAATGAGCGCGAACGGTACCGGTCCTGTTTGGCTTGTCTTATGGAAGACAGGATCAGCATGGCGACGAAGCGACAGGTCACCCTGAGATTCAGGGATGAGTACATGAAGGCATCGAAGAAGGACAAGGGACGCATCCTCGACGAGATGTGCTCCGTGTTGGCAATCGGCAGGAGCACCGCAAGACGCAGGCTCGCGGAAGCCGGACGCGGCCCAGTATCGTTCCAGCCATGCGCGGCTTTTCACCTGCTTCATGCCCAGTTCTCTTTTGCAATAGTCGGAGGGCTTCAGCCGTTTGGAGCCGTTCGTGTATTTGCCGTACATGCCCTCGTTGATGATGACCAGCATTTCGATTTCGGGATGGGTTCGCAGGTTCACGACCTCGGCCGCATGCTCGTAGCCTCGAGGTATGCGCAGTACATCCGAGTCCGAGTCGACTATACGTATGATCAGCAGCGGGTGTTTGCCGTATGACATGTTGAGGAACCGGTCGAGCATCCGCTTCGATTCCTTGCGGGTGAAATACCATGTGCCTCGCAGCTGATTAGGCACGATAAGCTCGTTCGGCACGGTCAGTTCGCCGCGTTCGATAAGGGTCGTGAGTATGTACTGTTCGGCCACGCCCTCGCAGACGAACAGCACATACTGGCCTTCCGCATTAAGCATGCACGTACCTTTCCGCATAATCCTGGAGGGCGCGGACGGCCGCGTATGAGGGCGCGGTACCGGGTACCCGGTTGGCGAAGAAGGAAACGCTCTTCTTCAAATCGGTGCGGCCCAGGTATGCGCCCAGATTCCGGAGGGCGAAGCCTTTTCCATCGCGGACGGCGAACCATATCGAATCCTTGCGGGTGAAATGATCCAGCAGCTCCGGATAGTGGGTGGAGAACAGGAGCGTGGCCCCATGCGGGTTCGTGACCGGGGAGGCGAACAGGTCCATGATGGCGAATACGAGCTGCTTGTTGATGCTGTTCTCCAGTTCGTCCACAATCAGATAGCCACCCGCGCGCAGTGTCTCCAATGCTCGGCCGACCAGTGCGCCGCCTCTCAGGGTACCGGATGAGACCATGTTGACCAGCGAGTTCGGGGTGACCTCCCGCTCCTTGCCCTCATTGCGGAATTTCAGATGGATTCCGTCCTTGTCGTAGTCGAGACGTTCGATGCTGGCATCGAACAGCGTCACGACGGGGCGGGCCGGGCTGACGGTGAGCGTCGGGGACACCGGCAGCAGTTCGGTCGCGATGTCGGTGTCCTTGACGAAGGCCCCGCAAATACTCCGGTCGGGCGGCAGATACCGTTTCGCGTCGGCGGACAGTTCGCCCCGGACGCCGGGCCTGCCCACGTTGCGGGATGAGAGCACGGTCCACCGTTCCGGATCCAACGTGCCGTTCATGGCGGAGGCAAGCATTTTCTTGCTGAGCTTGCCATGGTGGATGCTCAGGGTCTCACGGATGAACCTCAACGGCGTGCGACCCTCGCCTGTCCGCTCGAGCAGGCTGTCGATGAGATGGAAGCGACCGTCCTGTTCGAACAGCGCGCGCACCCCGATCCGGTCGTCCATGGTGTCGTACAAAGGGAACAGGTCGGGGTTCAACGATCCCAGCGACATGCCGCCGGCGACGGCGAGGGCGAGTTCGGTGACCCTCAACGCGGTGGTCTTGCCGGAGGCGTTGATGCCGGCGACGCCGATGGCCGTGTTGATGCTGATGTTGCGTGCGGCGCCGTCGAGCATGTGCGTGTATCCGGGTTCCCTTACGGCGTCGATGGCGTACAGATCCATCCTGCATTCATGGTTTTCGTATAGGCGCAGGCCGCTGATGGCGTAGCTCAACAACCTCATGCTTTCTCCCTTGTAAACGTTTTTTCTGTATACATAGGCTATCACTGAATGGAGACCGTCGATACCCGGAAACCGTCAGATCGCCTCCCCCCTGACTCCCAGGCAGCCGGGCGTCGCCGTCCGTTTCGGGTCGGGCATGAACTGAGCCGGATTATTCCCGATCGCCGTCAGCAACGCATCCATGTCGAGCGCATACAGGCCGCTGTTCGACTGCGGGTTCAGCTCGATCACATGCGGCTGCCCGGCATCATCCAGATACAGGTCCATCACGTATGGGCCTTCGATTTCGCCGCGTATCGCATGCGCCGCCTCGTGCGCGAACTGCTCATACAACCGTGCGATGTCGGGATGCGATTCGATGCGCCCATTGTTGCGCGTCTCCTCCATGCGCGGATCATACCGGTTGCCCCGGTTGTCGGCGGGCGTGAACCGTTCGATGCAGCCGGCGCCGCACACCGGTTCCCCGCCTATCACCTGCATCCGGTATTCGTAGCGCATGCGCGCCTTTTGCTGGACGAGCACCGCGTCCGGCTCGCCCTCGAACAGGGCGAGATCGTAGCCGGCCCACCGGCATGCGGCGAACGGGACCCGCTCCGGCTTCCCGCCATACTCGTCCGTCTGCATGAACGTGCCGTCCGGGTCGATGAACGCGAGCGGCAGGCGTTTCTCCCTGAGCATGAACTTGGCGACCACGCCCGAACCGGGATGCCGGTCGAGCATGCCCCGCACCGCCGCATCGACCGCATCCCCGTCACAGGGCGCGGATCGCGCGTCGCGCCCCAGAAACGGGCGCAACGAGGGCATGAGATCATACCTGTCCGCATTCGACGGCGGCAGGGAAAGCTGATCCATATACGGTCGGAGCATGACCGCGCCGTAATGGGCAAGCGTCATCGGATCCGGCCCTCCGTAAGACCGGCCCGCCACCCTTACATGCGGATCCGGGAGGATACGTGTCGCGGCCTCCAAACGTGCCGCCTGCTCCCGCCAATCCTCCGGATCGCCGTCGCCGGGAGTCACCTTGCCGACACGCCGTTCCCATGCGGCGCGGTACGGTTCCGGCGTATCCATCACGTCGGGCGGGCACTTCTGCGGGATGATGTCGATAAGCCAGCCGGTCAATGTTCTCCCTCCAGTTCGGGCATCCAGTTCTCCACCATCGGCCGACGCTTTCCTTTCGGCACCGCCTGTTCGTAGAAGGTGCTGCGTTCGGCGGGCGCCATGTCGATGAGCCAGTAGTCGTCGCCGTCGCGCATGATGTCAAGAGACCATTGGCCCGCCAGGCCCAGGCCGGGCAGCAGCTCCCTGACATGAGCGGCGACCAGGTCCTTCGACTCCCCGTATTCGCGCATCAACGAGGGTTCGCGCATCGCGTACGTGACCGCATCATGCCGCATGTGCGGATTGGAGGCATCGGGCGCGTCACGGAACCGTTTGTTCATGACTTCGGGATCCCAGTACGGGTGGATGCCCAGCAGTTCGTCGGTGTCGCAGTCGATGAAGCACCGGTATTCGCAGCGCAACGGCAGACCCATGTAGATGGTCGGCAGGTCAAGCCGGTCGGGGACGTACTCTCGCACCACGAACTCGTTGGTCGTGGACACGCCGTACATGGCGGGCTCGTTCAGGGGGCCTGCCATTTCGACCGCCTGGGATTGGATGTACAGCAGGTATTCGCCAATCTGCGCGACCTCGTGCGGGCCGGTGACGTGCGCGTTCCGGTAGTCGTATTTGCTGCTGAACGTGCCAGTCTTGATGAAATACTCCCCGTCCGGGTTCAGGCCGAATGCGGCCTGCGCCCAACGGTCCACGACATCCAAGGTGGCGGCGGTCAGGGATTCGTATTCGACGCGCGACAATTGCAGCAGGGTCATGGGCACCTTGGCGATGGTAGTCTTCGGGATACGGAAGAACGTCTTGCCTTCGTTCGCCTTCGCCAATGCGGGCAGCCAATGGCCCATGCCCGCCGGGTTCAGGTCGAGCATCCGGTACATGACCGGATCCAGATCCAACAGGTCGAGACCGGTGCGGAACATGCCGTACGCCTCACGCCGTCGCCTCGCGGAACGTTTCGGATCCGTGGCGCGCCGCCACATGTCGAGCAGGAGCGGATAGTTCACCGCATCGATCTGACGGTGGATGAGCTCGCCCGCCAACTGGGGGCGCTCCCCCGGCTCCAATACGTCCACGTCCGATTCCGTCACATACGATTCCGGGACGGGAGCCAATGAGGGGGCCGCCGTAAGACGCTCCCCGTCATACCGGATGATGCTTGTATCCGCCAGCAGTTCACGCACGATCCGCGCATCCAACGCCAACACGGCATCCGACAGATCATGGCCGGAACGCGATTCGATGACACTCCTCGCGTCCGGACCCAATGGTCCCGTGGGCGCATTCTTCCGGTCGAGCACGTTCGCATGGTAGGAGCGTTCGAACTCGCGCAATAGTCCGGGCGTGGTGCTGAGCATGGAGGCCGCCGTGTCGATATCCAACGGTCGCGGCCCGTCACCGTTCAGAATACGGTCGATGATGCCATCCATGATTCCCGTCTTTCAATCCATCTGAATATTCCCGATCCATGCATCGGCCAGGGATTCGGGTGTTTCGAACCGTCGTGACCGCCACTGCGCCTGAACCTTGCCCGCGTCGAATACGAGAACGGCGCGTGACCAGTCGTATCGTTTCACCGGCTCCCAGCTCGCATTCACCCGCCCCAGGTACAGTGAGGTCACGTCCAGGGCGTCGGTGAACGACCAGATCCGGTACCAATAGCTCTCGCGGCGCATCTGCTTCTCCACCGCGTCCGCGAACCGGATTTCGGCATCGATTCTGTCCATCAGTTGCTCCTTTCCGCATCGGTTCCCGTATGCGTTCCACATTCCGATGCCGCTTCCATCGGAATGTTCCGGCTCTTCTCGAAAGGATGGTAGATATTACAAAATGGGTGTATATTTGTATATATATATGTATATCTTTCTATGGAGGTTTGCGATGGCAGCAGAAACGATCACCGTCCCATTGGACACAATCGTTCCGATCAGCAAATTCGGACGCGCAGGGGCAAGCAGCGAGTTCGCCAAGGTCGCCGACGATACGCCGGTCACTGTCCTGCGCAACGGGGAGCCCACCTATTTCATCATCAACGCTCACGACTACCGCATCTACCGGCAGGCGCTCATCGAAGCCGAGAACAGGCAGGCGAGGCACGAAGCCCTGAACGGCATCGGCAAAAGGTTCGACAGTGTGGACGATCTGATGGCGGACCTCGATGCTTAACAACATATCCCGGACGCCTACCTTCGAACGAGACTGGAAGCGACTGAAGCGAAAACACTACGACCCGGCCAAGCTGCGCAAGGCGCTCCAGACTCTGATGGCCGAAGATGCGGACACATTGCAGCGCGAATACCGCGACCATGCGTTGAAAGGCGAATGGCTCGGATTTCGCGAACTCCACATCGAGGGCGACTGGCTTCTTATCTACCGGATCGATCATGGCGAACTGTGCCTCGTGCTCACCCGCACCGGCTCGCACGATGCCTTGTTCGGTCGTGGAGGGAAGAACTTCTGACCGGTTCAAGACGACACTTCGACCAGGGTCAGCCCGACAATCGTGAACGCGATAATCCACATGCCGGACACCGCATACCGTGCGCAGCGCATGCCCAGCAGGTAACGGTCGAACATGCGGTTCCGTTCGTCAAGCATCCGATACCAGTCCGTCTCGCACCGGTCGAAATCGGCCGGGCTCATACGGGTGCCGCCGTACGCTTCCAGATGGTCGCGCAGGGACGGCATGGGCGGCGACGGCCACGGCTCATGCCGGAGCGGGCGGAAGCGCATCGCATCCCATGCGACACGCAATCCACGTCGGAAACCGGCCCTGAAGCCGCTGTCCGTGTAGTCCATCAGCCTCTCCTGTTCCATTTCTCGACCGCCGAATGCAGGCAGGTGACGCGGGTCTGGAACGATGGGTCGATCGGAACGTACCGGCCCGGCATGCTCCCGCCGCAGTCGCAGCGCACCGTGTACCGTTCCGTCGTATCGTCCACATCATCGTCGATTCGTGGCGTGCCGCCGCAGAACGGGCATGGTCTCAACGTCTCGTGCTCGACCGTCGCATGCCTGTTGTTGCGGGAATCCCAGATTCTCGTGGTCTCCATCAGAGCCGTCCTTTCCGCCTGTTGCGTTCCAGACAGTCGCTCATCGCCCGTTCGACCTCCTCATCGGTGATGCCGAACGCCGTGATCAGGTTGCCTACCGTCTGCAGCACGTCGGCGAGCTCGTCGAGCATGGCTTGGCGACGCTGGTCGCGCACATGGCCTATCCAGCCGGCCTTCGCCTTGTCCCGGTCGTCGCCGAGTTCGCCGCCCACGTTAACCCCGTAGCAGGCGAGGCAGTTCGCATGGTCGTCGAACTGGTCGCCGATGCCGCTCGGATCGGTCGGATCGCAGGCCTTCAGGTATTGCTTGCATGCCTCCACGAGTTCGGCCGACTCTTCGAGGTTCTTGACGGCCAGCCACTTGTCCTGTTCCAGGCGTCCGAACGATCGGACATCCGGGAGATGCACGGTGCGGCTCCCCTCATGGATCGGAGTGGAATCGCCGGATTCCGGCTTCCATGGGACCTCTTCGACGGTTTGGAGCGAATACCGGGTGTACGGGCCGTGCGCGGACGGTTCCCCGGAATCGTCGTCAAGCTCTTCGGCCATCCAGTCATGGTTGTTCCAAATCCTCACCCGACGTTCCCCGGACACCGCCAACAGGTTCCCGTCCTTGTCCATCCACACGCCCGGCAGGTTCGGGATCGGCGCGGAACCGACCGGAATGCCGAGTCGGAGCCGTGTGCATGGACCCAAACCCCCGTCCAGGAAACCTCCGCCCGAATCGAACAGGAACAGGCGCTTCCCGCCGCCGTCCCCGAAGACGACGCCGGATCCGGCATGCTCGAACCTCCACAGGCCGTTCTCCTCCGGCAGGCTCTTCCGAATCTCCTTGATACGAGCCAGCAGAGACGATGCGGGTTCGGACATATCATCATCCCAACCATGATCGGCGATCCACGGCTTGCACCAGTCAAAACGAACGGCTTCATCATCCTTCGGATTGAAGTCGCAGCGTGTCCACGGGCCCCATTCGTGGAGCATCCTCACGGTGATGCCGAAACACGGCGCGCATTCCCATTCGCGGCCTGGTTCCTTCAGCCGGAAGATGTGCCCGTCGATCCCGTCGCCGCCCGTGATGAGCCAGAGCGTGCCGTTCGCGTCGCACCAGCATCCCGCCGTGTCGGGCATGGCGGCGAGCCCGGCCCCGATCAGTTTCGGCCCTTTCCATTCGGCTTGACGGAACGGCGCGGCCCGTTCCACCCACTCCCCGGACAGGACCATGCCGGTATCCGGGTCGCGCATCCTGAGCTCGCCGGATTCCATGCAGGCCACGACCGTTTTCTCGTTCGCATCCCGCCACAGTCCGGGCTTATCCGGTTCCCCATGGTCGCTCAATCGTCTTCTCCTATCTGCTTGTCCAGCCATGTTTCGGCCTCGTCCAAAGTCGCGCATTGTTTTCGCACGCTGTTCTCCACACCGGATGGCTGCCTGATGAGCAGTATCACCCCATTGCTTAATCCCATTTCGGTTTGATGGTGGCGACGTGGTGGGCGACGAGGCCGGTCGGATCGATGATGGTCACGTCCAGGGCGGTCCTGTCGCCTTTCAGGTATTTCCCGTAACGGACGGCGAACCGTTCGAGTATCCTCGGCCGGTCCGCGAACATGGTCAGATCCACGAAGAACCGTCTGTGCGGCAGCCGGTCGAGCGTATGCGCGGTGATCGCCCACAGTTCGCGTCCCGCCCGTTCCAATGCGCCGGCCCCGTTGGCGACGACGGGGCACAACGGGAGGAACCCCGGATGCCGGTCCGCCCGGTCGAGCAGGCCGAGCCGGTCGGGGAACCGCATGCCGGTCAGGTTCACGCCATAATCGACGGGCCTGTCGAGCCGGCCATGGTAGGCGAACAGGAATTGGGTGCCGAGCAGGCGGATGCCGGTCGCATCCAGGAGAACATCCCCCGTCAGGGCGTTCAGCGTGTTCGCGAGACGTTTCGCCGTGTTCTCGCCCGGCGTCGGCTCCGACGGGATGATGAGGATCCGGTCCGGGGTCTCCGCGACGAAGCAGGCGCACCCTTCGGCCATCTCCATGGGTTTCAGGCCGTCGGCGATCGGGTTCGGCTCCCACTTGTCGCCATCCGTGAGATGACGTGCGCAGGATTCCAGGTCCGCGATGATCGCGTCCGCGTTCATGTACGTGGCGTACAGGCGTCGCCAATGAGCGCGAACCTGTTCCATAATCTTCGGATCGTCGCAGGACAGATGGCCTATCCCGTTCTCCGCGTCGTTGATGGCGGCGGCGAGCCCGCGGCGGGCGGCCGCCAGCGTCATCCTCGCCTCCATGTTCTGTTCGCGCGTGGAATCATGACCGTTCATTCGGGATCTCCTCCTTGATGCATTCGGGGCATTGCCCGTCCTTCCAGCCGGCCGGATCGATCATGATGTTCGTGCAGGTCGAGCATTCGGGCAGCCGGTGCGCCGGGCAGTAGTGCATGTCGCGTTCCAGTTCGGGATGCTCGTCCCTGTACAGGATCTGCCAGCCGTCGTCCTTCGCGTCGGCCAGCAGATCGTCCTCGTACGCATACCATTGGCCGTCGTCGAACCGGCGTTCGCAGTCGGGGTCGTCGCATTCGAGCATGAACCAAGCGCGGCTGTCAAACGTTTCTTTGATTCTTGCCATCGAGCCTCCGTCCCTTTGCGTGCGTCCGACGGTATGCGTCGCTCGGCGAGACGTCGGGAGTCGCCGGGCCTTCGGCCTGCGCCTGCTCCAACTGGCGGACCGTGCAGTGCACGCATTCCGGGTGCATGCCCGTACAGACGCCTATTCCGCAATACGCCGCGACGGCCAGCAGTGCGCATCGTTCGCCGTTGAGGAAATCCGCGTCCGACGCCGTGGGAATCTTTTTTTCGATTCCGGACACCTGTTCCCCGCACCATTCGATTACGTCGTTCAGGGTCTTGTCTTTTTCAGTTACGTTCGTAGCCATCGTTTTCCTCCAAGTCTTCCCCGAGCAGCCTGAGTACTTCCGCGTATGCGATAAGCTTCCCGTCAAAAAACGCTTGGTTTAACCGATTCCTCTCTGCAAACGCCTCTTCCCGCTCTGCGTGCGCATCAGCTTCTTTCTCGCGGATTGCATCAATCACGTTCGTAGTCATGGTTTCACTCCTAGTTTTCGTTTTGCAGAACGGCGAGTATGGTGTCATCGCATTGCAGTTTTGGCAGTGGTTGCGGTGTGCTCATATCCTCGTAGAACCTGTTCAAGGCGTGCGAGGTCGTTTGCGTGTATGGACTGTTGGAATCGTAAAATACGTTCGACCAGACATTCCGCGAGTTTTGCACGTATCGCAAGTGCGCGGGACAGAAGAATCTCGGCTTATTGTCACCGGCGAACAGGCATAGCCATTCTCCATTGTCTATAACTTCAAGGATTGCGTCTTCCTCGGTTAACTCCCAGAAGTCGTAAGTCATGTGACAGTCCGGGTAGTCGCATGTCGCCAAGTAGGTTGTTTCCACTCTTACGCTCATTTGATGCTCATTTCGGCTTTGCGCATGATGTACCGCATATCGGAGTATTCGCGCGCCTCATGCTCGATCAGCGTCATGCGTCCTCCTCTTCCTTCGGATGGCCCGCACCGTCACGGTCCAGGTATTTCACATGCAATTGGGTCGATTCGCGCATGGACAGGGAGTCCACCCACTTCTCGATCGCGGCCCGCCTCACCCGGTTCAGCCAGGATTCGTACCGGTCGGCGGCCTCGTTCAACGGCAGGCCCACCGCATCACGCAGCATGGCGGTCACCGCCATGTACGCCATGTCGTCGGTCAGCGGCAGCCCGTATCCCACATGACTAGGCCGTATATCCACGAAGGTGATGTGCGGCGGCAGACTACCATCCGCGCGTTGCACAAGCATGGAAGCGGCGCCGCCCAACGAAACAAGCAAGGCTCCCTCGTCGGTGATGACAGCCGGACCCGCGAGTTCGGCTCCGCTGTCATACCGGACCCGCAGCATCAGGTCTCCGTTTTTCTTCGGATTGGTCAACGCTCCTCCTCTTTTTATGTGGACTTCTTCAGTATAACAACCATATTGTATTTTACATGTTATACTGAATATGTCCACATAAAAAGATTGAAAGAGAAAACCAAAGGAAAATGCAACCCATACAAGACGTCACAGACGCACGAAAGACCTACACCCTATACGAGTGTGAAAAATGCGGAAGCCTGCGACTCGAAAGATCCGGCAAGCCCATCACCAAGTGCGCCTACTGCGACAACCTCTCCCTAAAACAGAGGTTCCTCTCCGCACTGATCTCCATCGTCCACGAAGCCACATATAAAATCCCAAACCCAAACAACACCGGAATCGTCCAAAACAAGGCAGACACAAAACTGCCCGGGAGTGTCGTCCAAGTCTTCGTGGATAACCCGGAAACCTACTGCACAACGAAAATTCAGCTCGGAACCACATCCATCGACTACTCCTATGATTGCACATCAGGGGACATTCGTATCGTTGCGAAAAATTGGGATCCATTCGACTTGGAAAATGCCGACCTCGGTACGGGATGGCATATCCGACTGCTGGTGCAGACATGGCGCAACGAAATTGCCAAGCGAATGGAACTGACGGCGTGAACAACATCGACAGCATCGAAAAAGCACTGGAGCAATTCCCCCAGCAACGCATCATTTCCGCATGGATAGAAGGAGACTACGCGCATGGTTTAGCGGCGAAGGACAACAAGCCCTCGCTTTGCGTCATCACGATGCCGCAGCCTTGGGAGATACTGCTCGGCGAAGCTCGAACGACTCAGAACATGCGTGATCTCGATATCAGAATCCTCACACCTCTTTCTTATATCGACGGACTGCTCGACGGCCATCGTAGCCTGTTGGAATCGTTGACATTGCCAACCGAATGCTTTCTGCTGGACGCCGGCTTCATTCGCGCCATCGAGCCTTTCGCCCATCGGTTGACCACCAGCAATGTCGTCAAGACGGCTTTGGATGATGCTCGCGGGAACCTGTCCGTTTTGCGGCACTGGCCGGGCATGAAGAGCGCGAAACGCAATAAATCCATGGCCGAGACCGCACGATTGCTGAACGGAGTACGTCATATCCAGTCAGGAACGGAAGCCTGGCCGTGTCTGCTGGATGCGGATGAGATCACGTTGCTCCGTCGCATCCGATTGCATGGAATGAATCTTGCCGATCTGGAAAGAGACTATGGCCTTCTTGCAGATACCCGCAAAACGCCCCCTCTCCCCCCGTTGGAGCCTTATGTCCGCAGACAGGTCGAAGACGTAGTTCTCGGATTGAATCGTCGAATCGTCAACCGCGAGGCGGAATCATTTTCCGTCAAGAATCTGATACATGCCCTGCATGGTTTCGGAGACGGGATTACGGCTGATGCCTAACCGAAAAGACTGGCAGTCCGAGGACACGCAAGTGGAGAAACGGATTAAGGAATCGTTGAAAGGTCAGGACAATTGATTGTCGAGCTGAATGATGATGTGTTGACCAAGCCCGCTGGATGCTTTCTTTGCGGAAGCACGATGGGTTTGGTACCGAGCATGTATGGTCCGGTTTGCATGGAATGCGTGTTGTCCGACAAACAGGTTGGCCCGAATCGCGCGAGTCTGCTTTTCACGTTGTTTGGCGACGGTCGCGGTCGGAAGGTTCCTGCCTGACATCGATTTGTCTGCTATACTGAATATGTCCACATAATCTTAGAGAACACAGGAACACCCAATGAGCTACTGGGACAAATACCGAAGCGACGATCCACGACGCATCCCGCCGCTGGAGGCGCCATTGCTTGACTACGTCGTGGTAGACACCGAAACCACCGGCCTCAACCCGGAAGATGGCGCGAAACTCATCGAAATCGGCGCCGTGAAAGTCAAGAACGGACGAATCGTCGACACCTACAGCCAACTCATCAACCCGCAAATGATTGTCCCGCCACACATCACGCAATTGACGGGAATCACCACTTACGACGTGAGCGGCAAACCGACTGTCAAGCATGCGATGAAAGAGTTCGAACGGTGGCTGGGATTCGAAACGCCCTTCCTCGCACACAACGCGACGTTCGATTTGAAATTCCTCGACTGGGCCACGGCGGAAACCTGGCCGAATCGTCCCCTGTTCGACCACCCATTCCTGGATACCTTGGAAATGAGCCGTGACATCCATCCGGAAATTCGCCATCACAAGGTCGCGGATCTGATCAAACGCTATCACGTGGCAGACGTGGAACAGCATCGAGCTCTTTCCGACGCAATGCAAGAGCAAGCCTTGTACCAGATTATGTGCAAGGAGTATTTCCTCGGAGCCTAATCCCGGGCATACTGGATTCTATTCTTTCCTGATATTTTGCTTGTTAAACTGAATATGTCCACATAACGCCAGAGCAGAAAGGCACAACCTTGAAGTGTGCGAAAAACTAACAGTACACGTGCGACTCATTCCCTACGGTAACCTGCGAGATGCGGCAAAGCTCCACCATTACGAGCTACGTCGCAGAAACATGGTCAGGGATGCCGGTAAGGAGCCAAATCCATTCGTCTTGGAACGCTGGATGGTCAATTATGCCCGGCATGCGTTGACCGATTACGACCAGCAGTGCCATGACTTGGATCAGGAGAGGTATGTCGAGTTTCGGACGGCGACATTGAACGCCATAGCCGACACGTATCCGCCATTGAGACATGAATGCGAACGTCAGAAAAGAATCCAGAATCCAGAAAAGGAGCCCGAGTGAGTGAGGAAAACAGCGCCGGCGAAACCATCGGGGCGACTACGACGATCATTCTGGAACCGGCTCGAATCAGTGGCAGTACCGTCGAACCGTCGCGGCGCGAAATAGCGAGAAAGCGTCGGAAGGAACGACGTTTGAGCTGGGCGCTCGTGCTGGGAATGCTGGTTTTCGCGGTGTTCTGGTTGTTGGGGATGCAGTTGGTTTCCTGGCTTGCGGTTGGGGTGCCTTTGATGTGGAGGCTTGTACTGGCGGTGTCTTCGCTTGTTTTTGCGGCCGCGTCCATGGTCCCCTCTTTGGTATATGCGTTTCGTCGAGAAAGGAAGAATTAGTTGGGTGGCGGGTTGGCTGATGTGGCCGCTGAATATGTACGATTGCATCGGGTCGAGCGGCAGTCTTTGCAGATTCGCAGTGTTAATCGCGTCGAGTTGACCGGTTTGGCGGCGCAAGCCCCGTCTTTTAAGACTGGGGTGAGCCGCCACTTCTTTGATTAATCACTGTTTCCGTGGCAAGGTTTATAGTATGAGCCAGAAGGTACGAATCATCAAAGTCAGGCATGCGGGCGCGTCCGTGTACCTTGGCGACGATTCATGCCGCAACCACTGCTGGACGCGCAATCCCGAACGCATCATGGACTGGCTGTGCGACGGGTGGCGCACCCGTTTCAACCAACATCGGGAGCATCGGACAATCCGCCGCTACATGGAGGACATGGAATCCCATGAACGCATGTGGGTAGACGTTCCCTTGGGCGGCGCGACCGTCGGGGAACCTTTCAAGGACAGCGAGGCTCGAATCCGGTGTTCTTGGCTCGCATGCATCCCCTCCGCCGTTCTCGCCAGTCCCATGCGCGTGGAGAATTCGGAATGGTATGCCGGATTGAAGCGCAAGAAAATCAATGGCGGTCGTGTCCCGGGGTTCAAATCCCGCAAACGCGACCCCCAGTATTTCGTATGTTGGCGCAACCAGAACAAGACCGGCAACGCCGTCTACCATCAGGTGTCACGCAAGCGCGGAGTGGTCGTAATCACCGGAAGCGTGAAAAAGGAATTCCGCAAGCCGGGCGAAACTGGATGCCGTTGGATGCTCTCCATCCACGTACGCGTCAGCCAACCCGTCAGGGATTACACGAGCGTGGCGGTGAATTGGACGGAACGCACTCTGGCGTTCACCAACGAACCGTCGCCCATCCGACGGAATGCCGCCGGCAAGCAGACCGGTATCGACCGTGGCTGCGTCCACACATTGGCCTTGTCGAATGGAACCATGCTGGACATGCCGCAACCGTCCGAACGGGAGAGGCGAGAGTATCTGCGTCTGCAACGCAAGCTCGCCCGACAAGACATGACCAACAGCCGACGTGATGGGAAAACCGCGAAATTCCAGTCGAAACGACGCAAACTCACATTGAAGCGCATGAGTTCGATACGCCGCCGCATCAACAACCGCAAGGACGATTGGGTCGCGAAGACCACGACCCGACTGGTCGAAGACTACGACCTCATCGCCTTGGAAGCGTTGAACACCAGGCAAATGACCCGCAAGCCGAAACCGAAACAGGACCCCGACCATAAGGGACGCTACCTGCGTAACGGCTCGGCGGCCAAAGCGGGATTGAACCGCAGCATCCTCGGCAACCGTTGGACGGACATCCAGGACAAACTCGAATACAAGACCCGTCTCGCCGGGACCCGGCTCATACTGGTCAACCCGGCGTACACGTCCCAGACCTGCAACCGTTGCGGCCATGTCGCAAAGGAGAACCGCGAGAGCCAAGCGGTCTTCCACTGCGTCAACTGCGGCAACAAGGACAATGCGGACATCAACGCGGCCAAGAACATCCTCGGCCGCGCGATACACACAACCGGCATGGACGATGCCGAGGGCGTGGAGGGACACGCTTCCCGCGAAACCCGTGTTTCACGGGAAGGTTCCATTGAAACGCCAACCCCTGCCACACATGTGGGAAGACTCTCCGAATAGGGGATTGTCTCACATGCGACAGGAATCCCCCGGCTTCAGCCGAGGGGAGGAAGTCAAACAGAATTTGTGGGCGGATAGGGTCGGGAAAGCTCGATTGGATATCCGTTCCGCTCCGGAGGTGGTGATGCGTGCGATCGAGAGGTCGAAGCGAGGGCATGAGCTTTTCGGTCGGGTTCGTGAGACTCCCGTATTGGTTGTGTACGAACTGAAGACACTTACCTGACATACTGAATATATTCACATGTGGTAAGATTATTCCATGACATCGCAAACTGAACCCTTCAAGATAGACGGACTTACCTTGATGCTACGAATAGGCCACGCCCCACGAGGGCGAATCTCCTATTTTAGCCCGCAAACCACCATCGAAGAATTCCTCCGTCATGCCGCCGAGCACGAGGGAAGACTGCTGTTCGTCGGCAACTTTAAATCATTGCGAAACAAAATAGGCTTTAATTATTTGCTGCTCTGGTCACCCCAAAGCGCAATCAAACTCGTTGGAACGGTGACCAATTTCGGAGAGGCATACAATCCAAAAACCTGGAATCCGAAATCCCACTATCAGGCACCATTCCCATGGGGAAGAACGCCTGCCAACTACTGGTTGGCGTTGGACAATGTGCAGCAATTGGGAGATTTCGATCCGGACAAGTTCGAGAGATTGGGCTACAACGCCAAAAAGATATCGCTGGCGGATGAGATGGAAACAAATGCAGCCACGTTCATAATCCGCCCTATTTAACCTCTGTCGTGGCTGTTATACTGAAAACATCTGCATAAAAGGAAGACTTATGGCAACACTATACGATCGACGAGCGCTCTTCGTGCGCTACAAGAAACAGTCATCCTATCCAGGACGGCAATCGGTCAAACTCGCCGACGGAATCACCTGCCGGTATAACTGGGATCTGGATAAAACCATTCTGGATTACATAGAGGAGCATGCCGAGAAATCCGACGGGAAAGTGCTGTTCCCTCTCAAGTTCAACGTGTCCGATTTGACCGTCAACACATGTAAAAAAGCGTTCTTATGGATGACGGATGACACTTACATTGAGGCCGACATTCATGATTCAGGCGCATATTACGCTTACGGCATGAATGACTATGACGGGTTCACAGCGCCGCCAAGCCTCACCATCCCCGAAGCGCGATGCTGGGTGAAACTCGAGCACGTGTCGAAAATAAAAACCAAGTTCCCCATCGACGACTACAGCATCCAGGCGTATAAGGGCGGAGGCGTCGTCAAAGAAAACCCCCTGCGCGAAATCCTGAAAACCACTCACATGAATTGCATGTACATCACCCGGAACGAGGGTTAATCATGTCGAAAATCATATCCAGCATCCCAAGCATCCGATACACGGCGGACGTGGCATACCAGTTGGAACCAAACATCACCGTCCAAGGGACACTGAAATATGTGGGGGGACGTCGCGAGCTGACGGCAAGGACGTTGTTCGTCCACTTGGACCGTGATGACAAGGGTGAGATGACGGTGACCAACGTCGCGGTCAGCGCCAGTCGTAAATCCAACGGCAACTCGGCCTTCTACCGTACCGATGACTTCGACATGACACCGGAACTGCAGCGGGCCGTCGATCACGTGCGTGAACTAGTCAACCAGGACTGCGTCGGCGTGGACGACTAACCGGCAACCTTTCCTAATATCCCGACCATTGCGGTCGGGATATTTTTTTTTATCGCCACCAACCGAAAAAACGGTTATTTTCAATAGAACATCGGTTAATAACAACATCAAAATCTATCGTGGAATATATGCCACGAGGAAACTTCTACCGTCCAGAAAGCTTTATAAGCCCGGCCAGCGAATACGGGCTACTCCGTTCTGCCACGCCGGATCGCACCGTATGGCTGTACGCGCGCATCCCCTGGAGCACTGCATTGCTGGATGGAGCCAACGACCGGAAACGCAACGATGCCGCGCAACAGCTGATGGCGTTCTTCGACGGCCTCGCCAATCAGGTCACGGTTGCCGGCATGCGCTACCGTTACATGCTTCAAAGCGAATATCGCGAATTCCATCTGCTTACCGGATCCATGCCCGTCCGATACAGTCCGCCGGCCAGCATGAGGGACACCGACCTCGGCCGATACCAGGCGCAGTACTACCGCAGCCAGAAGGTATGCAAGCAGTTCGCGGTCATCGGCGTTCCTTTGAAACTGGTCGGGGATCATAGCAACAATCGCAAGCCCGGCATGCTGCAACGCGCCCTGACCTGGTACGACCGCATGTGCTATTCGGTGGCAAACGGATGCCCAATGTTCGAAGAGTATCTGCCAGACGCGCATAATATCGAACGAATCATGCTCAACGCCGGGCTGGAACCATTCACCATCATGGATGAGCAGGAACGCGAACAGCTGGTCGCCATGATGGAATCATGGTGGGTGGGGCGCGCCAACTCGTCGGCCCTGCCTATCCTGGCGGAGAACGCACACGTGCATTTCTTCCCGGATAACGCGACCTGCGCCCACGCCAAAAACCTGTACGACAATGGCGTGGACTGCACCGAGTGGAATATCGACGAAGAATATCCTGCCAGCATCTGCTTCGCACGCACGGCGGATTTCAACCAAAGCAGCATCACGGATCCAAACAACCTGTGGATCGCCCAACTCATGGAAGTCGGACGAGCCGGCGGAGCCAATGCCGTCGCCACAAGCATCCGAGGCAAAGTCGAGCCGGCGAAAGTCACCGCCGACCAGATTCGCCGCAACAGCCGGACCATCGACGAAAGCATCAAGGAACGGTACGAGAAAGGCCGTGAAGCTCCCGGCGACATGACCGAAATCAAGGAGCGTCTGGATTATAAGAAGGCAATCTACAATACTCCGGATATGCCGCCCAGCATCATTGATCTGAGCGTCGCCACCTGTGTGGCGGGCAACGAGCAGATGGCCATCGACGCTTTGGGTCGTATCCCCAATATCGAGTTCGTCAATCTGACGACGGCTAGCGAACAGCTGATGGCGTTCAAAAGCATGCAGGCCTGTTCGAACGTGCGCATGACCCCCTATGAGATCCACTGGGCCGCAACATGCGTCGCGGGAGGAGGCGTGAGCAGTTTCGCCAAAGCAGGCGATAAGGACGGAGCTCTTGCCGGATTGTCCGAAGCCAACAGACAACCGGTGTATATCGGGACAACAACCGTGCAGGACAAGGATAGGCGTCCAATTCTCGCGATAATCGGTGACACGGGTTCAGGCAAGCTCATAGCCCTTTCCACCCCTACTCCAGTACCACCTCAACCCAAGTATCCCAACGGTTCCATCATACCATTCGGACAATTGGAAGAGGGAGATTATCTTTACGGAAGAGACGGGAAACCCTACCCGATCACCCAACTCCACCCCATCACCAGTAAGGACACTTATGAGGTTGTGCTGAGCGACGGACAGAAAATCCTTGCAGGAGGAGACCACTTATGGACGGTCAGCAGCTTCAAGGACCGGAACAATAATCGCAAAGACAAGCATCGTCGAAGCGTCGGACGATACAACCAGCTCACACGTATCGGGGCAACACTGAGAAACATAGGCGAACAACACCCCATGTCGGAGACCATGACGAGTAAGGAGCTCGCATCGCTTCTCAAACCCATCGTGGGTAAATACATGGGGACAGCACGCCCTGAAGCATGGGTCGCCGCTTCCTTGCAAATGATGGATTTCTCCGGGGTGGACGAGGAACGTGACATTGCGGTCAATTCCCCCAGCACATCCTCTTTGTCTTCCATGCTTAAGGGTCTCAAACCTGTTTCCCTGTGGGATGAAGGTACGCGCATCATGCCTGACAGATCTAGTCGCAGAACAGTTCGAGCCTACAATGTACGCGGTGCCCTTAACGCCATCGCCTTACGTCTCCTGCAGCGGTACAACGGCGAGACTCCAAACACGGATTACGACGAGCAGGTGGTTTCCACCAAGGAAATGCTTGCATCCGGACTGGAGACGACCATTGGGCAAGCCCAATGGTCTATTCATGCGCCTCAACCGGTACAAAACCCTGAAACGCACCTGTCTATCGATCCTTACCTGCTTGGAGCTTGGTTGGCTGACGGCAGCAAAAGGGCCGGAGAGCTTACTTCGGATACAAAGGCCGGAGACTTGGATTATGTAGCGGAACGTTTCCTTGAAAAAGGATATGACGTCACTTACAAGTCCGATGGCAAATCATTTTATGTGCGGGGATTCACAGGCAAGCTTCGCTATGCAGGGCTGTTAAGCAACAAGCATATCCCTGAAAAGTATTTCTTCTCCAGTATCGAACAACGCCTGGAGCTCGTTCGAGGTCTGCTTGACCAGGATGGCAGCATAGACGAGAACGGAAGCATCGAGTTCACGCAGTCCGCAGACCATGAGCCAATTATGCGCGGCATGGTCAGACTTCTACGCTCTTTGGGGATTGTTGTCCATGAGCCGACTCGCAGCAAGGCCAGCTACACTCTCGACGGCGAACATCACGATACGCAGGATCGACTGCGTCTTACCTTCACGACGAATCTTCCGGTATTCGCATTGGAACGCAAGCGGATGCTGTTGCCGAAGACGTTGAGGGAAACCCAGCAATGGATGTATATCAAGGACATCCGCAAAGTTGAAGACGTGCCATGCAGGTGCATCACCGTGGGAAGTCCTGACCATACGTACCTGGTCAACGATTATGTGCCGACTCATAATACAATGGCAGCTTTCAGCCTGTTTCTGCAATGGTCGAAGATTGACGCGCGTGACGGTAAAGGTAAGACCCCGTGCATTTACATTAATCCGAAGGCCGGTAATGATTTGGAGGATGCGACCCGTTCGCAGGGTGGTACGGTCATCCGGTTGGATTCCGATGTGGCTAACGGCACGTTCGACCCGTTCAACGTGATTCCGAATGTGGAGGAGGCCAAGGATATCGCCGTCCTGATGATGACGAACATTCTTGGCGGTGACACGAAAATGGAATCCGCCATGACAGCCATGCTGGATTACGGCGTCAAACACGGGGCGCGTTGCGTAGGTCGGGCTTTGCTCGTCGCCGCCCAAGCTGTTGCGAAGACCATCAAAGCGGGGAACACGGCGGAGTCCATTGGATTGCCTTCCAACACCCTCGAAGTGTTTTCGACAATCAACATGAACCTGAAGGCAAACCAAGGACTACGTCTTATCTTCGGCACCGATAATGACACCAAGCCGTTGACCATCAGCCAAAACCTGACCCTCATCAACGCCGGAGGCCGTTCACTCATCCCCGAAGGCCAAGATGATTCCATGACCGCTCGCATCCGCCAGTGGACGTTGCGAATGGTCGTCATGGGATCCGGTACCGCCGTTCGAGGCCGCGATGGCATGGTGGGTGTCGATGAGGCATGGGTGTTCATGGGCAAGGACAAGGGAGCTTCCCGAACCTTCGAACAATGGGTGCGTATGGCCCGTTCGCTACGATTCACGCCTGTCATCATCAGTCAGAAAGTGCAGGAGTTCATCGATGCCGACTTGACCGGCGGCATCAGCCGCGCCCTCCTTCTGGCGTTGGACAACCCGGAGGAAGCCAATGGCACGGTCAGTCCGGCCAAATCAGCGGAACGACTCCTAGGCATCGAAGACCCCAATGGTCGGATCTTGCAGCGCATGGGAGCCGATGATACTTTGGACAACGGTCAGCCGAACCCGAACAGTCTGAAGCGTCTGGTAAGCGCGTCGACGGGGAAGACCGTTCGCGGAGCCGTCGCCTATTTCAAGGACGGGTCCAAGCAGCCTATTCCAGTGGAAATCGTGATTCCTCCGGCATTGTTGAAGGAAATCAGCACCACCGCCACGGACAAGATCGCACGAGAACAACGAAAGAACAAGGAGCAGTGACCCCTTATGGGATACAAAGACATATTCGATGACTCATTTTCCACACCGGCTTCCGACAAGTCGGAGAAATCATCTGCCGTTACCCCTTTGACCCCGGAGCCGGAGGAACAGCAGCAGTTGAAACCATTGCTGTTCCCTGGTTTCGGTAGCGGACGTCCTCTCCTATTGGAACGCCCCAGCAGATACATCCAACGTCTCAGCGATACCGCATCCAAAGTGTATGCGGTACCTGACGGAGGCCCATACGGAGGAGTGGAAAACCGTATCCTGTACTCCCCCGTGATCAGCCTCCCCGTATTCCTGCTTCACGGGAATGAGCTGTTCGCGAATCATGACGTGCTCAAGTATCCGTTGCTGAATCCTCCACTGAATCACGCTTGGGATGGAAGCGACATAAGCGTGTATATGCTCACCATCATCGCCGCATATACTTCAGCGGGCATCCTGCATGAGGATGTAGACGGTGATGTGCTTGCATATGATGTCGAATACCCCCTCTCCGTAGCAGACGAGCTCTGGGATGCGGCATCCGATTGGGCTTCCGAAGCGGCTCCGCTGTTGAAGGATCTGAACACCGCACGGCTTTTGGGATTCGCGTTGAAGAATCCCAATGAGGAAACCAACGCTTTGAGGGCTTTGTTTGAATCATGGGATGAGAATCGTTCTTCAGGTGAGATCATCGAAGCAGGGAAACATGCCGCGAAGCTTCTCCAAGACGATTACAACGTGTTCGTCGACGTGGAATTCCGACCATTCCAAGAACGGTAAATTTTTACCGACTTTTGCCTTCCGTAAGGGGGTCATCCTTTGAAAACCAGTACAAAACTCATGGCTGCGGGAGCCGCATTGCTGGTGGGGTTGAACGGTCTTATCGTCATGAACGTGGTGAGTGCCATTTCCGGCAGTGTCGCGGCCCTTACCAGCAACGTCGGAAAGTCATTATCAGCCGCAGAATATGATTGCGGCACCTCATCAGATGATGATTCGACAACCGGGACCACATCGATAGCCCCCAACAAGGTCGCGGTGGCGATAGCCGAGGCATTCGCCAAAGCCGGGTATTCGAAAGCCAGCACGGCAGGCGTTCTTGGTGTGATCCAGTTCGAATCTGGGATGAATCCGGAACAGGAGCAGGTAGGCGAGACCAATCCCGCATTGCGTGGCTTCGGTCTGAATCAGTGGACACCGCGCAGCAAAATCCAGGCATGGATGGATCAGCATAACGTGTCTGGCAAAGACTCTGATGCCGACGTGCAGATAAAAATGCTGGTTGACACGTCCAAATCCGATTGGAACAATTTCTATCTGGACAACATCGAAGCCGAAGGGTACAACGTCACTGACCATGACCTGCGCAAATGGTGGCTGCATGCGGATAATCCGGAAGACGCCTCGATCGCATGGCTCGCCGGGTATGCGCGCCCAGCGTGGAACGCTCGGCATGAAGAGGAACGTAGGCAGTATGCGCGCTCCTACTATGATTCACCGGAGATTAGTGCGATTGATTTCACTGGGAAGGCAAACGACGATTCCAGTGGTTCTGACAATGTCGTTCAAGCTTCCTGCTCATCCGACGACGATAGTGATGGAGGCAGTGCCGTCGTTGGCTCCGTGGGCGGGGCTCCTATAGGCAAAACCCGTAATTTTGGCTGGCTGTGCGATACTGACGCAAAAGTATGTCACGACGGGGACTACGGGCCATTTACTTCCTTTGCCAACGGCGGACATTACCAGTGCTACTGGTACGCACTTGTCAGACTATGGGTGATTCACCACCATGACGTGGCAAACTGGAACACCCCCGTGGGTGGTGACGTCCATGTGCATCTCGCCTCCGACCCTGCATACACAGTCGATTCCAGTCCACACCCCGGGGATGGTGTCAGTCAGTTCGGCGGTGCTTTGGGAGGTGATATGAGCTCCGGGCATATCGCCGTGGTTGAAGAAGTCAAGCAGGACGCAAACGGATGGAAGATCCGAATCAGCGAGGGAAACTACGGCACGGACGGAAGCGGCCCATGGGAGGGGTACAACAGTCGCTGGCTCACGCAAAAGCAGTTCGATGGTGCCGGCAACGTGTTCTTCCGGAAGAAAAGCTGGAAGAACTAGCCGCAGTATCCCGGATTCTGGCAGCCTCCCCCAACCGATGCCATGGGAACGCTATCCCAAAGATGCCAGTCAACCTTGCCGTCCAAATCCGACTGCGTGACAGGTCCCTTAAGGATGGGCGTCATGCTGGAATGGGTGAGTCCCATCTCGGGATCGCCTTTCACTGGGATGGCTATTCTGGTCCCCTCGCTCAGATCGTCGGCCATGTTATTGTCCCAGCGTGTCAGCCAAGGATTAATCCACCAAGGGTTGTCGCCGTTGATGTTCATGCCGCTGATTTTCCCGTTTGCGATGGTGAGTTCATCGTTGATGTCGTAGTCTCTCCAAGCTGGAGTCAATGCCCAGATGCTCCCATTGTTGAAGGAATCACCGTCCTGCAAAAGTATGGATTCGACCTTTCCTGTGACCGTGACCGTTCGGTCTTCGTTGACTGTCACGTGAGGTCCGTCCGTCCACCGGCTGCCGGTCGCCAACGCCTCGCTGTTCCACCATGCTTTCATTGTCGGATACGCTTTACATGCGTTTTCATATTCCTCTTCGCATGGATAGCTGACGGCATCAGGCCCATCGTTCTTATCCGCGGGGATAGCGCTCAGAGCGGGTAGAGGATTGCTTCCGATGTCCGGTGTCCGCAACTGGTCGATTACCTGTTGAGCATCATGTTGGCTGAGTGAGTCCAAATTGATTGTGGGGTCACTCCCCCAGTTGCGGGCTGCCTGTTCGAATTTGATGGCGAGATCCGTGTACTGTTGTTTCTCCTCATCGGTCAGCTGATTTGCGGCAGCCTCAGCGGCTTTCTTGCGTTCCTCCGACTGCTGTTTTTTCAACTGTTGGGCTTGCGCCTGCTGGTGTTCCTCAGCGGTGACTTTTTTACGCCACGTACTCCAAGCCAGGATGCCAGCGACGAGAACCGCCACTGTAATGACACTGGCGAGTATTTTCATAGGCCTGCTGAATGTTCCGTGCATCCTCGACTCCTAATCCAAAAAAACGTGTGGTTCCAGCGTATCCTTCCCAGGAAAGCGAATGCCTCCGATTATCCGAATCGGAGGCATTCTGTCCACTGAGAGAAAGGTTTTTCGGGCGAAGGATCAATCAACCTTCGAGTTCTTGTTTTCCTTGATCTCCTCAAGTTTGATGTACACGTTCGAACCCAGGTCGTACACGGCCGGCAATGCGAAGATAAGAACACATAGGACACCAGCCCAACGATACTCCAAGCCCCAAGCCATGAAGAAGAACGTAGGAATCGGGATGAAAACAATCAGTTCGATGATCATTTGGACGATCAGCGGGAGCGCAGAATCCAACATCCTCTCGGTGACGAAGAACCAGATAACGGCTTGTACCGCGAAAGCCGCAAACAGGATGATGAGCATGACCCCAACGGTCACCAGATCAGCGATCCCAGTGGAAGTCGCATAGTTGAACACGTTCACGAATATGCCGCCCATGTCGCTGCTGAAGAACATTCCCATCAACAGGACTATCACCAATCCAAGAACGAGAAGAAAAAGTCCAATCATTGCCAGCAAGATAAGCATTGCGACCACCTCCAATCCATGCTCAGCGTTCTGTTATATGCAGTTGCATTGCTTCGTTTGCCTGACCTTATTCTGTGACAGAATTCACTGACAAGCAAATCAACACCAGCAGTGGCCGCATTGTCCTATCTGGATGGTTTGCGCCGCCAATAGTCGTGCACCGGATACCCATCACGATCGTGGGAGACGACATGCACCATGCCGTTGTCGGGCAGGATGAAGCGTTGCGGGCTTGGCATGCCACTGTTCGCGACACGAATCTTGTCTAGCAATTTGTCTCGTAGTTCCGGCTCCAGATCCATATAGGCAGTATGCGCATTCAACCGGACCAAGTCGCTGATGCGGATAGCCTCGTCTCGTGCAGTGTCGGGATCGAATCCACAATAATCAGCCAACCTCGCATAATGGTCCGGCGTCACTTCACTGGCATGCTCCGCGCCAGAGAACGGCATCGCGAGCTTGTCCGTCAATCCCGGCCATACCGTCGTGGTCATCACATCATATGCGGGACTCAACTTCCAGGATTCACCGTCAGGCGAAGTGGGCATGACAGAATAGTTACGGGCATGCGCATCGCAGTTATCGACAGCCACGTTGAAGGCCAATCGTCGTAGCCACTCCTCCCCCAGTCTGCCGGACGGATCCATCTTCCGTAGGGTGGTCAGCGTATCGACGGCACTCACCTTGTACTTCTCGGATGATGGTAGGCCCAATGCCTGCACCATATCCTCCATCGGCAGACGAACCGGCATACCATTTTCGATACGACGATCGAACCGTTCCACGATATAGGTCTGCTGGCCGTTGAATTCCTGGATATCCGACTCCGGGGTTTCAATCCCAACCATTTTAGAGAGCAGCATAGTCGCATGCTCAACATCATCGGAATCGTGGAAACTCGACGGCTTCAGAATGTGCGTGGAAGGTATGACACCGTTAGGCCATACCCAGCCATCATCGAAGCGCGAGAGCGTGAACTTGCCTTGAGCTCCAGCAAGAGAGAATCGCGCATCCTTGTCTTTGAAGAACCATGAGTCCGGAGAATGTCTGACTGCCGTTATTCTTGCCGCTATGTCCGAATCCGTCGCCTCCACTGCAGAAGTGGAGGATAGCGACGGTTGTTCGTCGCTACGGGAGAATACTAGGGCGCCAGCGGAGTCCACATTGTCGAGCAAATCAAATGGTTCCTGGGATTTCGCTCCAATGGACTGCATCATGGCATATTTTGCCGCACCGGATTCAGGAAGCAGGTTGAGCAGGAAATTTTCCGGAGCGTCCTTTCTCCAGCTGCCGTCTTTCGGCAGGCTGAAGCTGATTCGCGGCGCATCCGGATCATATTCGAAGCCGACGCCATTCTTGAGCGCCGCGAATACGCCAACATGCCGGCCGTTCATCCAGACATTAAGTCCGTCGCCCCTCTTCAAGCTGTCACGCATTCCGCCGGCAAAGCTGTCGCATGAATATTTAAGGCTTTCATTACTCGCCTGGTGTCTGGATATGGGGCCATGCCATCATCGATAAGCTTCTGCACGACGGTTTCGTTCACGCCGGCATCATGGGCGACTTCAGAGATGGAACGGTTTGCCATGAACTCGTGCATAACTTCTCGCATACGCATAGGAGACTCGATGAATCGATCATATCGATGATGATTTACCAGAGCTCCCTTGACGAGTTTTCTATACTCGTCACCGATATGCCATTTTTCGTATATGGGTTTCTCATCCATGGTGCTCCCCTAATGCTCTTATTACTCTCCGGCGTGCATCGCCGAATATCCAAGTGATGTGACTTCCCTTAGATAATCGGACAGGTTTTGATTTCGACTTTTAGCTTCTTGGGCCATCGCGGTCTTCCAAGATGCGGGGACTTTGAAGTTGATGATGGCGGTGGCTTCGTCGTATCCTCCGAGTCGAGGTCTTCCAGGTCGAATGTCTGTGGCTTCTAGTTTTTCTGCTGTTCCCATGACTATATCGTAACATATTTTCGTAATACGATTATCGGATGTACAAACAAAAAAACGACACACCTCATTCAACCGATACGCACGGCGACAACTCCCGGAGCGTAATTATCTGCTTCGATACCCATCCGACGAAACTCATGCTCGACGGACATCGCGTTAACCCCATCAGGCAACTCAAGCACCGCTTCACGAACCGTGTACTCGTATTCGGGCCCATAGAACCTGCCGAGCACGTTCGTACGCTCGCTTTTCTTGACCGCATCGAACTTCGCCGCGACAGCGGCAAGCTCGTCCGGGGTCGCCGCACGCTTAAGCTCCTTGCGCACGAAATCCGTGTCACGCGGCAAACATCCGAAATTCTGGGCTGCCTCGAACCAGCCGGCATTCATCTTGCGTTCCGAGTCCTCCCCCGCGAACGGATCATACGGCACCGGCGTCGGTTCCGGATTGGTCTTGTCCAACTGGCGCCTGAACACGTCCTTCTTGCACCATTGGTCGCCTATCCGCACATAGGTGGATGGCAGTCCCTCAACGTAGGCGATTTCATCCACGAGGTACATGCCACGAACCATTTCGAACGATTTGACGCTTCCGCTGCGCCGATGGTCGGGATACTGCTCCTCCTTGTCAATCAGCCAGACGCCGCCGATTTTCTTGGCGCTTTTCAGGGAACCTCGTTGAGCGAGTTTTCTCACGCTGACGGGCTGCTTGTGGTGGAGGGCGGCGTATTCGTTGACCGTGATGTACTGGCTCATCTTTCCTCTGCCTTTCAATCCTTGATGGCCGGAATATCGGCCACATCATGCTCCTGCAGCCAAGCCACGCATTCCTCGGCCCGTTCGCGGCTCACATAGTCGTATACGTATCCGGAGCCACCCTCGTTGTACATATCGTTGTCGCGCTTCCAAAGCTTGCGGGCCTCGGCTTCGGTCAGCGGTTTCTCGTTTTGGTGGTTGTATCGGCTGATGACATCGATATGGCGTTTGATGTTGTTGTCGAGAATGCTTTGGGCTTTCACTGCGACGGCCTCACGTACCTTGCCTGCCAGTGCAATCGCCTCGTCGCGTTCGATGTGATAGTAGGTGGTGGTGGGGTGGCTTGCGGAAATTCGACGTTCCTTGTGCGCTTCGATCCAGTCGCGAATGACCTTGTGCATTTGCAACTCGTAATCATCATGTCCCAGCCCCAGTGGTTCGCCAGCCTGGAATGCGTCAAGCTGCCAGCATTCCACGCTTAGTTCTTCGGCCAGCGATTCCCCGTGGTCCAAGCTCAGGATAATCACGTATTCCGGATCCCAGTCGAATGCCTCGCCTGTGCAGATGGAGTCGGCGCGCCTGATCCCATAGCTGAACGGCATTCGCTGGTCATACCACGCGACCAGGTCACCCACGTTGAGGTCGGGCAGGTTGACCGGGTATTCCTTCTGCAGATTGAGGATATGTTCGCGGTGTTTACGTTCCTCGTTTGTTTTCCGCTTCCGTTCTCGACGTACGAGTTCGGCTACCAAGGCGTCCTTGTTGGCGCGAATCTCTTCTTCGGCACCTGGCTTGCCTTTGTATTTCCATGCTTGGAGTCCTATACGGCCGTCGCAGGCTTTGTACAGTTCGATCCGGTATTCCCTGATCATCTCGTCGAGGGTTTTCATGATGGCTTCCTTTCGCTAATATACCTATATTATATCTTTTGTGATACATTAGCGAATCAGTGTGTCAACCCAACAAAACCCGAGACACAGCATCCTCACCAGACAACCCGGAATCCAACAACCCAGCCAAACGAGAAGCGACACGATCAGCCTCAACACCAATAAACATGCCGCCCATCCAATCGGACATCAGCCTCCGAACATGCTCGCAGTCGGCGGAATGCGCGTGACACGCAGCCCCCTTGCCCTCGTCCACCACCTCGGCCTCAAGCGGCATATCCCCGGCCTCGTTCTGCTTGACCGGTCGAATCGGAGCATCGGTGCGAGGATAATACTTGATCCCATGCCTGAACGGTTCGGCCTTCAACTGCGGGGCGGCCTCCACCACGTTCGACAGCGCCTGCTTGAACCTGCGTCGGAAATCCTTCAACGGCAGGCCGGTACCCTCGAACTGGTCATACAGCTGACGCCATGAAACATAGGCCACATGGTCAAGCCGGTACGTCCTATATGAAAGCCAGATATAGATATCCAATGCCCTTGCTGATTTTCCCAGACGCGAGATGACATCCATGCTGAGCGGGACGCTCGGCTTCGCCAGTTCAGCCCACATCTCGTCGGTGAACTGGATTGACGCGATGATGTCCTGTTCCGGCCTGAACTGCGTCCGACCTTTTCTGGCGACAGTGAACGGCGTGCATTCGCCCTTGTTCTCGCGACTCTCGTCGGTGTTCATGATGGAGATCGAGGTTCGCGCCAGGTTCATCAGCGTGTCCTCCGTCTCTTTCTGACAGCCGGAGTGGTTGGATATTCCGGTGTTGTCGCAGAATTCCTGGAAACTGCCACGAAAGACAACAGTGTGGGTGTCCTGATCCACGTCGGGATTGTTCTTCATGCGAATCATGGACTGCACGTAGAGGAATATCAGTCGCGGGGTTTTCCCGTAGACCCATTCCTCGGGGCGACTGGGGGTTATGCGCACGGTTTCTCGCCCGTTTGTTCTCTCTATGTAGGATGCGCTTGGTTTTGACACGGGGAAGAGGGAGAGTTTCGCCATGAGAGGTGGTGCGCCCGTGTTCATTTTCGTTGTGGCGATGGCGTTATTATTGGTCATGTGGTCGCTCCGTTTCAGCGATTGCCAGATACCCGACCGGTACGAACGGTGCGGGTATCTTTTTTCTTTTCGTCGTTATTTTATCGCGTTTTTCTTAGAATTCTGACACCTTTCTTAGAATTCTGACACCAAATTTAGAATTTGGACACCATTTTTAGAATTCTGACACCTTTCTTAGAATTCTGACACCATCTCTGCGAATGCCATCGAACCATACCCCGATTGCCTGCGATCAGAGCGGTCACAGCCTTAGAATTTTGACACCCTCGCTTAGAATTTTGACACCGACAGGGCCTCTCAGCCCTTATGGCAGTAGGGCTAAGCGGCACCCCCAAGTGATATTACAAGTGATATTACAAGTGATATTACAAACTCTCTCTTATCTCTCTCCACTTCGACCCGCAATCTACCGGGATGCCGCTGACGCGGCAGATGCCACACGCTCTCCTGCACCTGTTTCGACCTCGGAACAGAAGAATCCAGTCGGTTCGCTTGCCAGCGAACCTCAGAGCAAACAAAAAGACTGAATCTCGGACGAACAAGATTGCCGTACTCGTTTTTTCCAGTATCGGTTAATTTCAATAAATCTTCGGTTAATAACAAAACTCGAAGATAGATTGAAAATCATGGCAAGCAGAAACAGCAGGAGCAGAACACAGACCCGTCCTATATCGAGTGGCGTCTGGTTTTCGCTGCTTCTTGTCTTTGGAATTATCCTCTGGTTCTTTTGGCGCCTGCCCTTGGTCCCGTTCCTTTGGCTTGGCATGCTCGCCGGAGGAATCACACAACAGTATCCGGTCAACGCTTCCGGCAGTCGCAAGGATCCCCCATCCGACAAACAGATGATGGTCTACCACCGTTGGAAGGACATGCTTGCCGGTCTCATGCCGAATGCGGATTGGCTGGAGATTCGACGTGTTTCCTGGTGGATGGGCTGGATGGCCGGCATGCTATTGGGATTGAACGGTGCCGTCTGGATTGCCCTGGTGGATGGCCTGTTCGGTTTCATGCTCGCCCAAGGCTGGTCGCATTACAGGAATCGGCGCGTTGACCGTAGGCATGTCTACAAGGGCGTCAGTATTCCGGCGTTCCTGACCAAATCGCCCGTCTGGGCGCGGCTTTTGTCCGTCTCCATGCCATTGCTGGTTTTCGCCGGGGTCCTGGTTTTCGTGTTGGCGGGATACATGAGCTGGCTGAGCGCTGTGACGCTTCCGGGGTTCGTGTTCCTGCTACTCGTCTGGCTGTTGGGGCGCAAACCGCAGTCCCGATACTGGCGTGAGCTGGTCGAAGGGCAACAGCTACTTGATGGTTGGCTTGCCGGGGACGATTTGCAGAAGGCATGGTCGGGAGCCTACCTGACGCAGGTCAACAAAATCGGTTCTTCGGATAATCCTCTGATCGTCTACCGGATTCGTCTGCAGGGATCGGACGGCAAGCCTCGCTCGAACGAAGGAGTTTTCAAGCTCGGCGTGGAAGCGTTGCGGGCGCCGGCATTGGCGGACGGATACCGTTTCGTGTGTCTTCTTTCCGCCAAGCAGAAGAAGAAAGGGGCGGAACAGTTCGACCCGTCCAGTGTCCGTCTGGCGCTTGGCATGGACGAATCCTGCATCCCCTCCATCGCGGAGAGAAAGGCCGGCGAAGGTCTTGCCTCTCTCGTCGCCGACATCGCCTATGCGCAAACCGCTTTCATCTGGCATAAACGCGCCCCGTTGACGTTGGCTCATGATGTGAGCGCCGACGACAGTAAAGCCGCCTGGCTGTTGGAGATCATCACCCCACCGCAGGGCGGGGATTCCATCGACCGCATCAGCTTCGACTGGCTGGAGGGAGAAGGATCTCCTGCCGAGACTCTGCGGATGCCGGTGTTCGCCGACCTGCAGGACAAGTTCCACCTGGTCGCATTCGACGATGCGAAACTATCCGACAAGGGCAACAAGTGGCGGCCGGACGGCATGACCCACAAGAAAGCCTTTGACGATTACATCACCATTTCCAAACGGTTCAAAAGCGACCAGTCCGCTTGGGTCAAATGCCTCCCGTCGAAACTCAATCCACCGGCGCCCATCTACGACTATGAGAAAACCCAGGACTGCGACGGCTGGCAACTGCATTACCTGCCATTGGTACTCACCGCACCAGCCACGCCGGCCGACTACGAGCGTTGCGACCTTGGTCCATTGCAGCCGGAGGCACGGTTCATCGGACTCGTGGACGAAGGCTCCGACATGGCCGGACTGATCTGGTCCACCGGAAGCGCGCCCGTACGCATCGACCAGCTGACCGGCAACACCCCCCTGCACCGCAAATATGCGGAAGCGCTGATATTCAAAACCCTCATCGACGTGCTTCCCGCAAAAGCGTCCGTGAACATCACGGCCTGCACTCCGCAAAGCAAAGACAAGCCGATTTGGAGCATCCAATTCCAATTAGGCAACGGCGCGACCGTGGAAGACGCCCGCAAACAGTCCGCCAGAATCCAATCGTCGGTCGGGGCGAAACATATTTACTGGGAATGGCGGTCAGCCGACAGCGCGACCGTATGGCTGTGCGACGACCCGTGCCTGGATGTCAGGGACATCAGCCACTGGAATCGCAGATCAAAGCAAAAGCATCTCATCGAACTCGCCTTAAGCGACTCGTGGGGCGTGGCCGGAGTCAGCGATCCCAGCGGGCGCACCCCCGATGTGGTCAGCCTCGGCGCGTTGCCCAGCAACCATGACGTGTTGTTGGCACGATTCCAGATTCCGGCCGGGTTGGACGTGGACAAGCCCTCACGGAACATCGGCAAATTCCTGACCAGCGCAGACTACGCCTACGGGCGCATCCTCCCGCGCGGCGAGGAACACGGTTCGAACCTGTACGACATGGTGCTGGCGAAACGCAGCCCGTTCCCCACCATGGTCAACGCGGACTGGGATTTCGCCCGCCAGTCGAAACCACGCATGTTCCCGTTGGGCGTGGACGATATGGGCAAACCGGTCTACTGGAGTATGAAGGACACGTTCCATCTGCTCATCAGCGGAAAATCCGGAACCGGTAAATCATCCATCGCGCAGATCGTGGTCGCCGAAGCGCTGCTCAAAGGTCATGACATCATCCTCATCGACCCATCCAAAGGTTGCATCGACTTCACTCAATGGGCGAAACCGTTGGCGTTGGCGTTCGTCGGCTTGGGGCAGATGCGTGAGACCGAAGCCGTCATCGCCTGGCTGCGCGACGAGATGGCACAACGGGTGAAACTGTTCAGCCGGTATGGTGTCGGCAGCATCTACGATCTCGACAAAAGCCAGCTCAATGAGGAAGAGCTTGCCCACACGAAACCCATCGACATCGTGTTCGACGAATTCAACAGCTACCTGCAAGAGGCCGGCAAGACCACGCAGAACCCGAACAGGGACATCCAGCTGGCCAACGACAATGCGGCCGTCAGCGCGACGAACAATTCGATACGACGCACCATGAGCGCTCTCGGCAAAATCGTCGTGCAGGGGCGTACCGCAGGCATCAGCGTCATCCTCGGCGCCCAGCGTCTGACCATGGACGACATGAAGCCGTACAACGCGAACGCGTTCTTCCGTTCGCTCGGCCGAATCCTCCTGGGCATGGACTCCACGGCGGGCATCATCAGCGCGCAGAACCTCAGAGAGGCGAACCGGCTCCAACAGTCGTTGAAGGGCGAAGGCGGGAAAATCCCGCAGGGCCGCGGAATCTTCGAAACCGCGCAAGGCGAACTGCTGGCCGTCCAAACATGGTGGTCGGGAGGCCAAGAAAAGTTGGCGGAACTGTTCGCCGACCGCACTCCCCCGCAACCCATCGACTATTCGCGGTTCATGCCATCCGAAGCGGAAACCTACGGCGAAGTGTCCGAAGACGAACTTTCCAAGCTGCTCAGCCAAGGAACGGATCCACAGACAGCCGGCGAGGAAATCAACGACATGGACGAACTCCACGACATGCTCCACCACCCAGACAACAACGATGCCGATTCCGAAGACGGGGACGACATCGAAGAAGTCGACTGGTAGCCAAACACAAAAGGGGAAACAACATGCTCATCAACCTGGGAACAGACGTTCACGGGAAAAACCTTGGATGGGACACGTCCACGGGAACGCCACTCACCATCACCGGGCCCGACGGAAGCGGGAAAACCATGCTGCTTGACAGCATCATCCGACAGGCAGATTCGGACGGCACGCTCGTAACCTTCACCGACCAGTGGGACAGCATCCCACCCTCCCCCACCATCATGTGCGGACGCTACCAGCAACCCTATGAGCTACTGGAAATAGTGCAACGGGTCAGCATGGAACAGCGACGGCGCATCAAGGGCGAACCCGAGCCGATCAAGCCGATACTGCTCGCCTTCGATGACTATGACGTACACAACGGCTACCCGGACATGAATCTGCTGAACGTCAACAGTCAAATCTCCGACGAACTCAGCCGAATCATCGAAATGGCACCCGGAACGAACGTCAACGTGGTCATGGTCCGCAGCAGCATTCACCCATCCACAGTGGGTCAAAAGCTCTACGACCGGCTTATCGCCGGCAACCATGTGCTATTCCATCCGGCCGGACAGCTCGACCCGCACACGCAACCTCTTTTCCACGCCGAAAACACCCGTGAAGCCGAAACCCTCACCTATCTCAACCGGCATTTGGACTTCAAACAGGCCCGCAATTGCCTGTACGAAACATCAGACAGGCCACTCCGGGCTTTCCATACCCCCATCTACAAGAGAAAGGAAAACTGATGGCCGACCGTCGAAAGAAAATCCCTCTCGAAAAATTCTTCCCCAATGGTTTTGATAAAACCAATCCGGACGACATGATCAAACTCACCGTCCTCATCCAAGAGAAAGCCGCAAAGAACCCTGAGTTTGAAGGCTACAGCGTATTCAGCGTCGATTCCGACAACCGGTACGCGATCATCGCGCCGATGGATATGGATTCCGATGATATCAACAACGGAATCAAAGCCGTCAGACTCAGCAACAGCGAATGCGCGGACACGGCTTCCCAGAAGAAGACGGTGCAGAATCTGGAAAGCCAACCCCAGTACGAAGGCTATTCCGTCGTCGATTTCGTTCGAATCAGTTCCAGCGAATTCCTTGTGTTGCTCCAACAGTTGGACGAGAAGGCCGCAGCCACCCGGCGTATATTCGCGAACGTTCTCAAGGTCAAGCCTTGGGAAATTCGTATCTCACGTACTCCTGAGAACGGTTGGAAAATCCGCATCAAGGAGAACACCGTCACCTATCAGGCTTCCGTATACGACAAGCGAATGCAGGAAGCCGTCGAAGTGGTCGGCAAAAAAGGCTGGTTCTTCAAGGCCGACCCCGAAAAGGGCGTCATCATGGTGTATCCCGGCACTCCCCCGACTTTTCCTGCGATGATAGCCTGCCCGAAACAGCTGATCGGTAAAAACGACCTACGTCACGCCTATCTGGGCATGAAGCTGCCCGAACGAGGCCGCGAGACCGGCGACTGGCTGTCACTCGACTGGAAGTCCGGCCCGGGAATCATGGTTGCCGCCGCAGCCAACAGCGGGAAAAGCGTTGTCATCAACACGCTCATCGCCGCCGCGCTGGAAGCCGGATTCCAGCTTGCCATCTGCGACGACGAGGACAAAAGCGTCGATTTCCAATGGTGCCGGCCGTGGATCATCCCCCACGGCTGGGGTTGCGATAGTCCTGAATCGGCTGCCGCGACGTTGATTCATGTGCTTGAGATCTGCTCCTACCGGTCGAAACTCATCAAACAGTATGGGGTCGAGAACTGGTGGGGTCTGCCTAAGGACGAACAGGAAAAGAACCCCCTGCTTTTGCTTGTGTGCGATGAGGTCGCCCAATGGGCTGGGAGCGTCACCATACCGAAGGTCAGCAAGGACAATCCGATGCGCATCCGGGCCGAGTATGAGGCAAGCATCCATGCGGCGAACATCACCTATGCGATGAAGATCACGCAAAAAGCCCGGTTCTCCGGTGTCTGCTTCCTGTTCTGCGGGCAATCGACCCGCCTGCAGGACGGTTTCGACCCCGGTATGCGAGTCAATCTGACCACGGTCATCTCCCCTACCCTGCAACCCTCCACCGCTGTCGAAGAGCTGCTGGGAGGGGCGAAGGACTTCCCTGAGATACCGGAAAACATCATGCAACCGGGAATCTCCAGAGGAGCCGGCCTTATCAGGCTTCCCGGCATGAAACCCGTCATCTACAAGGGTTTCTACGAGGAGAACCAGAAGCAAAGGAAATCATACAGCGATCTGCTGCGTGAACGTCTGACCGCAATCCGACCGCCGGAAGGCGACATGAACTCGGGACACTGGTCATGGGATGAAATCGTAAATGCCCTGCCGACCGCCGCAGAAAAACCAGATGACGGCATGATCGACTCCGGCGGGGATGAGGACGACGGGTTCCCCACAGACGGTTTCGGCGAGGACGGGCGTGATGTCGCAGACCGTGACAAGCCGTTGAAGGGTGCCGCCGCTGCGGCGCATGCGAGCAAACTGTATGCGGCAGGTGTCGACGTGCCGCACATGAGCGCCATCGATGCCGCTATGAATATCGGGCGCCTATCTGCCGAAAAAGGTCTTTGATATAGGATGTGATGATGTTGGCGAAGGATGATGATTGGCTGACGGCGGGGAATCAGTTGGATGATTCCCTGTTGATGGATGATTTGTGGGATGATGACGCAGATCCACAGAATGACAAAGGCACAGCGTCACATTCCACTGGTTCCGCATTTCCACAGGACAATGCGGAAACGCTTCCACAGAAAGCCGGGGGTACAGGGAGTAGTTCCAATGTGCCCACAGTTTCGCAATCCAACAGGGAGTCCATTCCCGGTGAAAATGCGAACACGTTTCCACAGTATTTTGATGACTCATTTCCACAGTCTGACGAAAGCACAACCCATCAGTCCGACAGCGACCCATTTCAACAGGAAGACGTAGACCCGTTCCAACAGGATGGCAGGCAATTGCCTACACAGGAGAAAGAGGAATCGTTTTCACGTTCCAATGATTCCACTGTTTCACGTTCCAACAGCGCAACACTTTCACAGGAAGACGCGGAAACGATTCCTCATTCCACTGAACACACAGTTCCACAGTCCAACAAAACGACAGATTCGCAGGACAACAAAGGCACAGCTTCACGTCCCATCAGGACGACAGCCCCCCAGAACACTGTCGACCCAGTTCAACAGGACACTGCGGATACGACTCCACAGGAGAATGCGGAAAACCTCGATCAGATAGACCTACTCGCCAACGGCTACGACCCGTTCAAGGAATTCATCGACTCAGCAGAAGACCATAACGACAAGAAATCAGAAGAACAGTCTGCTGTTTCCGCATTTCCGCAGAACAATGAGGAAACACGGGAACAAGGAAAAGGCCCGGAGGAATACGACCCGTTCGAGCAATTCGACCTGCAATCGGACGATTCCAGCGAACCGACAACGGAACAGAACGAACGTCGAGACGACAACATCATTCAAGACAGTTCCGCAGATTCAAATAAAAACGTTGATATGCAGGAACAGGGAGACATTGAAACTGTTTTCCCATCCAATGTTCCTATGCAAAATCAATGGAACAGCGAAACAGAAGAACAGTATGACAGTTCGTCCTTCCAACAGGAAGACAGTTCCCCAGTAAGACAGGACACTGGCGAAACATACCCGAAGGACACGGACTCTGCGGATCCATTCGACCTTTGGGATGACCCATCCGAACCTCCGGAGGGGGGACCACAAACATCGTCCCCATCCGCCGGAAGCCTTGGCGCGGATGGTTACCCAACGCAAACATTCCAGACGGGAGATGACTTTTGGAGCCAGACGGACGACGAATCGAACGGTCAGTGGAATACAGGCCAGCAAACGAATGGCATGCCCCCGCAACAATTCGACAATCCGCCATTCCCACAGGAAAATGTCTTCCCAGTTGAACACCAGTATGATTCCCCATTCCCACAGGAAAACACTGATACAGAAAATAGGGGAAATGGTGGAACGCTGATAAAGATTATCGCAGTCGCGGCCGCCATACTCATAGGCCTCGGAGCACTGATAGGCGGGGGAGCGTACACCTATCACGCATACACCACTCACGTCGCGGAACAGCAGGCCGAAGCCGACCGCAAACAGCGCCAACAATCCTTGGTGAAGGCACAGAACAAATGGGACGGGAGGAAACGGAAGGCCGATGACCTGGTCTCCACGATCAAAGCCAGTCCCGTCGCGGAAAACAGCGACGTGCAAAAAGCCATGGAAGCCCTCCAGAAAACAACCACAGGGAATCCGATGACTGAAAAAGACATCACATCGGCCCTGGAAAAACTGGACGGCGAATATGAGAAAACCAACAGAACCTACACGGATGCAATGCAGGCAAAAGCCAAGGAAACCAGAACGACACTCGACGGTCTGGTACAGCAGGCAAATGGTCTTGCTGACGCTCCTGACGGCAACGACAAGAAGCAGATGCAAAGCCTCGCATCCCAGTGGAAAAGCACGGAAATAACGTCTGACAACCTGTCCGACGCTATTTCGGCTTCGACCGAGCTGAAGAACCTCATCTCCAAAGTGGATAAAGCCAAGAAGGATGCGGACGCGAAGAAGAAAGCCGAGGAAGAGGCCAAGGCAAAAGCGGAAGCGGAACGACAGGCCCAAGCCCAACAGGAGCAGCAGCAGGCGCAGCAGCCTCAGCAGAATCCATACGGGAACATGTACTACTGGGGCGGGGGATATGGTTCGACTGGTGGATCAACCGGCGGATCAACCGGCAACAGTGGGGGAGGGGTATCCCCGCAACCGCAGCAGGAGACGCCACCCAAGGGCAACAGTGGCGGCAACGTCGGCTGAAAAAAACGGGAAAGCCGAGGCAAACCAACCTCGGCTTTCCCGTTAATCCCATACATCAGAACATGTCGGGATAATCCTCATCGTCCACGTCATCATCTTCAACCTCGACAGGAGCCGGCTTACGACGGCCCCGCGAAGAGGTCTTCTTCGGACGATGGCGCGGAGCTTCCTCCTCGTCCTCGTCCTCGTCCACGTCATCATCTTCAACCTCGACAGGCTTCGGACGACGACGGGAAACGGCAGCCTTGCGACGTGGCTTGACCGCGATTTCACCGGTATCCTCGTCCACCTCATCATCGGAATCAGCCTCATCGAAATCAGTATCCGCAAGAAGGGCCGCCTCATCTTCGGCCTTGGAAGGCTTTGCGTTCACATGCTTGTCTCGCCAAGCGATAAGAGCCTCGATATCCTCATCGGTGAAGTCCTCATCGTATTCGAAGCTTCCATCTCGCACGCCTCCGCCAACAATCGTGAGATTATCCAAACGATAGCTGACACCGCTACCGGTCTGAGTCTTCCACGCACGTGCCGTAACCGAAGCCTGCACGTTCTGACCGGGATACACCAGCTTATCCCATAAGACCTTGACTTCCTTGGCCTTGGCATCACGCTCCTGAGCCTCCTCAAGATTGCGCGTCGCCTCCAGAACGAGCGTCTTCGCCTCCTCCCGAGCGTCTTCATCAGCCGTAGCGTAAGCGGCTCGGGCATCATTAAGATTGGCTTGAGCGGCCTGAATGTCCTCCTTTGTCCCGAGAATCGGTTCGGGGAGCTCACGCAGGATTCCTTCATCGTCGATGTAGCGGATTCCGGGACGACCAGCCTTGGAGCTACGACTGAAGTTCACATAAAAATGGTTGGCTCGATTCGGATATTTATCGGTCATGAGGACGGTTTTATCACCGTCAAGGATTTCATCCTCGTCGGCATCCTTGAGACCGTCATTGGAAACGATACGATCCTTCTTGCCCCATTTCTTCAAGGCGATGGCGTTGGCTTCCGCATTCTTGCTCAGCTTCTGAAGGATTCGGACGGTTCGCATGTGATCGGGGTCATCCTTGTCGAGAAGCACAGGGAACCCGTATGCAGGCGTGCTTTCGTTTTTCTTCTTATCGTCCTTCTTGGCGGACTTGTCATCGTCCTTGTTTCCCTTGAATGCGACCGCCTCGTAGAGCTTGGGCCATCCCATCTGGATGACTCCGGTTTTCGCGTGAGTTAGCAGTTCTGTTGCCATGATGGTTCCTCCTTGACGATTTGACGATCGCTCCACAGTGCATTGAGGATGGGAGTTTTCGTCTTCTCTTCTTTTTTCTATGTGGACATATTCAAATATACGCAGTTATCTGAACATGTATATTATTCGGCGTGTTGCCTTTATTTCCAAGGCGTTTCTCCTTGTTAGAGAATGCTGAAAAACGCAGTTTTCTGCATGTTGTACAATGGGAGCGTGAACACAACCAGAAGACTGGACGACACCAGTCCGACCACTGCATCCAGGAGAGGCGAATGAACCAGCTATCAATCAGACGCCTGCGCCAGCTAGCAGGAAAAACCAAAAACGAGATAGCCGACCTGCTGGGCATGAGCGTCAACACGTACAGCAAGTACGAGGACAACCCCATGAGCCTGTCCTACGCCGCATACCATCAGCTCATCGAATATCTCGAAACAGCAATCCAAATCAGGAAAAAACTGGAAAAGGAGCAACCTATGAACACCCCCATCAAAGCGAAAGTCCGATTCGTCGCACCCGACGAAGACGACGAGGACCGTCTCAGCGACTACACAGTGCCGATCCCCGAAGGACTGACCGAGGAATTCCACCCCTCGCAACCCGTCACACCGAAGCAGCTCCTCGACTGGGAAACCAAGAACAAGGAACCATACCCGGGTTATTCGGAGGAATTCTTCAACTGGGAGAACGCTTGGGAAGAGGTCAACCGCGCCCAGCAGAAAGCCGATGGCGGATATCTCCACCTCTCCGACCCGGTGCCCGTCAGCCCGGAGTTCGACGAGACGACCGGAGAACCCATCACCTACGACGAGCCTCACGTCGTCGTGGATCCGGAAAGCGGCAACACCAGCGTGTACGTCGACGAGGCTGACATGTCAGCCCAGGAAATCGCCGAATCCGATCCAGTGAACAACAAGTAGCCTCCCCACATACCGTTCCGGCATGCTCCGTCCATAGGCATGCCCGGAACTTGAATCCAAGAAGGAAAGACACCAATGGCCTACGCGAAAATCATCGACATCGACGACCCCGGCTACTTCCGGTTGAAATCAATCGACCAAAGCCAATTGAAACAATTCCTGAAAAACCCGGCCGACTGGGCATATCACCGTCTCAACGACGACCACAAGCCCACCGACGCCATGAAGTTCGGTACGGCGTTCCACGCTTACCTGCTCGGCACCAGCGACGTTGTCAGCCTGCCTGAGGGAGAGAGCTTCAGGAGCAAAGACAACCAGAAGTGGCGAGCAGACCAGCTGGAAGCAGGAAACATCATCGTCTCCTACAATGACATGCAACTGCTCAAACGCATGAAAGAAGGCATCGAACAGACCAGTCTCATGCCCGAATACCCCGATTACATGGAAATCATCGAACAGGGAACCAAGGAACAGTGCATCGAATGGAAGGACCGTCAAACCGGTCTGATGCTCAAGGCGAAGCCTGATCTGATTCCTGCCGGCACCGATTACCTGGTCGATTTGAAAACCGCCCAGAAGGCCGACGCGGAATCATTCGCCAAGGAAGTCATCAACTACGGTTATCACATTCAGACCGTTTTCTACCGTGCCGCGGTAGCCGCATGCAAGCCGGACGCCTTCGACCGTGGATCCAAGGCTCCCAGCACCATGCAATTCTGGGTATTCGAAAAAACCGATGCCTGCGACTGGCAGCCTTTCAGCATCAGCGATGACAATCCGATCACGAATCTTGCCGCGACCAGCATCCGCCAAGCACTCTTGGGCATCGCCTTGATGGTCAAGAAAGCCAAGGAGGAAGGCTACGCAGAGAACACTCCAGACCCCGTGGACGCCGCCGCGAAGTATGCGCTCCGACATGGTTTCAACAAGAAGGTCAAGGAGGTTTCGTTCCAGAACTGGCAGCTGCTGACTGCGGAAAACATGCTCTGCGATCTCGCCAGCTGATTGCCTGAGGGTTGACGGAGAGGACCATCCAGCACGATGATCCTCTCTTCTTTTTTATCGTTTGCTCGTTATACTGAATATGTCCACATACAGTAAAGACGACAGAACCAACGCCAATGCCATCAGCACCTCGAACACGCCGGACAACATCCAGCAATCCAAGAAAACCAGCCAACTACAAACGCGGAGGCTACGCCCACGAGTTCACCATCCCAATCGAATGGTGGAGTACGACCGACACCATACAGACGGAACGCATGCGAGCCAGACGAAGGGCATGGGTGAGGGACTACGCGAAAAACGAATGGCGCAACCTCAAGAAAACAGGAAAAGCCTGGAAAGTGGAACGGTTCATCGCCCTTATAGGCGTAGGCTGTCCAAGCCAGAAAAACATTTTCCCGGCGAGAGCGGCCGAAACCATCAAACCCATCATCGACGGTGGCAGTGATGCCCGACTCGGGGACGACGATGACAGCCAGCACCGGCACAGCACCGTATACATCCAACTGCCAACACCGGCACCAGTCAACCATTACAGGCTGAGCGTGCTCATCATCCCGGTGCCGGAATCAATGCCGAAATACCAGATCACCTCACGTCTCGCATCGAACATCGACCAGCATTGGCGAAATAATCCCAATCCGCCGGCATGGCACGACGGATACTCGGTGTCATTCACGATTCCCGACAAACAGTGGATAACCAGCAACTATACGGATAGTGACCTCATCGCCAGACAGAACGGCGAACGGAAATCAGCCACATGGGGGAGGGGAGGCAGCTTCGGCATTCGGGAACGAGTACGCGCACAACTCATCGAACTGGCCTTCCAACAGTGGAAAAGACAAGCCTACCGTCCGTATGAAAGATTCGCCATCATCGCCGGAATCGCATACCCGTACGGGGTGAAAACCGCCGACCCTGACAATGCGGCGGAAACGGTGAACACCATACTGCATTCGGGAACCCGCATCGGAGCCTGGCCGGATGTGAACAGCCAGCATTGCAGGGGAGTGGCTTTCGTACGTCTGCCGAATCTCATGACGGGAAACCATATGGTCAGACTTTTTGTTTTCCCGGTGCCCGAGAATTTTCAGATGGCGCAGAGCATAGCCGAAAGCTCCATCGACGCTTGGGGCGAACATGATCGGAGGATGCGTTGA